CTTAAAACGTAAATTACAAGGTCGCCTCAAAAGAGGCGGGGGACGCTTAAAAAATGCGTGGGTGTCAATTATTAAGGAGCAGGTCGATTTACTAAGACCTGGGGATCAACTAATTAATGGGGGGGGGGGTTGTTCTTTTAAGAAACGGGGAGTGTCTTCTAAAAAATTCTCAAAAGTTTCTTAAGAGTTCTAAAAAGTTTTCTTAAGTCTCTAAAGAATTTCTCAAAAGTTTTCTTAAGTCTCTAAAGAATTTCTCAAAAGTTTCTTAAGTCTCTAAAGAATTTCTAAAAAGTTTCTTAAGTCTCTAAAGAATTTCTAAAAAGTTTCTCAAAAGTTTCTCAAAAGTTTTCTTGAGCCCCTAAAGATTTCTCTAAAGTTTTCTTAAGTCTCTAAAGATTTCTCAAAAGTTTCAAATTACAAATACCTATTTATCGTAGATGTAGAAACCCCCAAAGCCTCTGCTATTTCGGTAGTCGTATAACCAGAAGCCTTCATAGTCTGCATCTTATTAATTTTAGCCTGACTTAATTCCGTTCTACTACCCCTCGGCATGGCTCTTTCTTTAAGCTTATCCTGATCTGCTTTTAAGAAAATTGCAGATTGTTTCGAAGCTGAGATGCCCCCAGCCTGAATAGCTTCCCATTCTCGATCTGTAATCTCTATCTCCGGACGTTGGGCATGAACTTTTGTTCTTGCATAAACTAAAGCTTGCTGACCTGCCTTCTTCTTGTCCTCCTTACCCATATCTGGGTTATCATTAATTTTAGACTTAAGAATTGAATTCGCCAACATCTGTGCCTGTCTCTCACGAGGGGCGTTCATCTCGCTACGCTTTAACTTGTCATCTAAAGACTTTACTTCAGCTTTGTAAGTTTCAGCGGCAGACCTATTGACTTTAGGCATAACCATATTGGCCGCCTCTTTACGAGAACTGTTAGCCATACCCTTTAGAGTGTTCGCGTAGTTAGCATACATCCTCTCGACATGGGTGCCAGAAGAAAGTTTATTAGCATCATCAACAACAGACATTTTAGGAACTTCGATTTGTCTGACCTTGGTTTTACCATTCTTATCTTTATAAGTTTCTTCAACCTCTTTGTAGACGATCTTTCCTGTCTTACGCATCTCTTCCATAGAAGGAGTACCGACACGTTTATTGATGCGAACCGGACTCTTAGCTGAAGAGATTAAAGTGGCCGCGCCTTCTCTATAGCGGCCGTTCTCGTCGTAATGACCCTGGTACTTCTTCTTAAGTTCCTTAATTCCATGATCTTTTTCAGACTGTTTGTAATCAAGCTTGTGTTTCTCAGCATCGATTACGACCATAGAATGTCTTACCGCCCTCGCAAGTTCCTGATCGGTGGCACCCTTAAGAGTCATGTCCGTAATAAGATTCGAGATCATACCCATCTGTTTCTGGACGTTCTGTTTCTTCATAGGGGTAAAGGTTCCTTCTTTCTTTCCTCCATACTCAACTTTTGGATCAAAGTCCTTAAGTTCTTCAAGAGGTTTCGTAGAAGTAATCCTTACTCTACTTCTCGAACTATTGCAAGGGATTACCATAACGGTGTCGCCGTCAAAGTCTGCTCCAGAAAGTCGGTCTGCTACCTTCTTCGTAATACCAACAGCGTCCTTAGCATTTGGGGTGATTACTCTTTTACCTTCTGGGTTCTTATTATTAACTTTAAGAATAGGAATTTCAAAAGTTCCGCCGTGAGGGTATCTTACAAGAGCAACGGTCTCACCATCTCTAAACTGAGGAGCATACACTTCTGTGTCTTTAATAGACTTAAGTGGCAGGATTACCTGATACTTCTGTCTTGGAAGTGCTGCAGCCTGTAAGTGGACAGCAGATGAGTCACAGTCTCCGGCAAAACTCATAAGCATTGCTTTCTTAAGAGCCGGGTTGTTTATAGATTTAATATTTTCTAATTCCAACTTCCGATCGGCTAAAGTAAGGTCGAGCTGTTTTTCAATAAGAGCCTTGTTCTGTTTTGAAAGAAACTGTGACGGAACTTTCTTAGCCCAATCATCCCAGCTTCCTTCATCTGCCCTCTTATTTATTAATGACAGCTGCTTCTTACCGTTCTCATCATAATAATAACTCTGACCGCCCTTCTTATTTCCGAGCTTATCTGGATCGTTTATTCCAGGCATGATTGCTGACCCAAAAGGATTGTCGGGATCGTTCTTAATAGGTTTAAGAACACTCTTACCCGGACCGAGTGCCGGAATATTCGAAGATTTATTTGTATTGAATCGAACGTCAATGCCAGGAGGAAGGTCGTCAGCATAGACCGCCATTCCCTTAAGGTAATGAGTACCGTCTACAAGAATTCGAACCTGTGAATAATGAGATCCACCAAGGTCTAAATCTTTACACCCTCTTCGAAGTTCGATCACTCCGTCTTTAAGATCTCCTCCGGTATCGGCATAATTAATCATTAACCTTTTAGAATCCATAGACTTCGGATAAACCCATTTAGGATCGAAGGTCATGCCGCCGTCATGAGAAGTCCAGTCTTCCTGAACAGCTCGGATTTTATCTGAGTTCTTATAAACTTCAGAATATTCTGTTCCAGGAGGAGCAAGAACCTTAACTCGAGAGTTCTTTCCCGGATTGTTGATTTGCGGAATATCAATACCGTAAACTTTGTATCCCTGAAGCTCCAACCTTGTTATCGCAGTATCCATCATTTCTTTTGAAATGTTTAACTGTGTGTTAACGCCTTTGCCAACGTCAATCATGCCTCGTTCATCAACCATCTTCTTAAGAAAATCTGCTGTGTTCTTAGAAGCGTCGCTCTTAGCGTTCTCTCTTTCTTTTAAAAGATTTCTGATTGACGACTCGTTAGAATATCCCATGATCTGAGCAATCTCAGTAAGACTCTTTCCGTCTTCTCGTAATGATCTTGCTCGGTCAGCATCATACTGACGCCGTTCATCTTTGGCGATTGATTTAAACCTTCTGAATTCCCCCGAAGAATATCCAAAATATTCCTGTATCTCAGAGTCGCTCATTCCTTCTTTCTTTAACTCGTCAACCCTACTAAGCCAATCTCCACTTCTCTGATATGGAGAGTCTCCTGAACCCCATGGATATCTTCCAGACCTTCTTTTGACTCCATAATGGATAAGGACATCCTGTAGTATTGGGCTCATATCTTCTAAAAGCATTGTCAATCCTCCGTCTTCATCCTCTTAATTATTTTGTCAAACGATACGATCTTCTCCATGATAGTATCAATAACAATAGAATCCGGATTAAGGACAACCACTTCGTCATTCTGATAGATTCGAAGTTCGGTGTTTATCTTGTCCGGTTTCAAATGATACTCTAAACAAAACAGAGCAGCGTATACTTCAAGCTGCTCCATGTGCGCCGGAATTTCACCGGTCTTAAGATCATGTATTCTTAACGTGTTCGATCGAAACGAAATAGCATCGGCAGTACCAAAACAGTTTTCAGAATAATATAAAACCTGTTCCGGAATCATCTTAAAACCGATGCAGTCATTAACATACATGTTCAAAGTCTTTTTAGATTTTGGTAATTTCTGTCCAAGCTCAATACACTGAGCTGCAAATGAATGAAGAACAACCCCTCTCTTCGTAGCCTGAAAGCGAGTATAGCTCTGAATAAGTTTCTCGTCAGAGTAGTTCACCCAATGATATTTACTCGCTCCCAAAAAGGCATGTTGTCCTCTAAGGTTCGAATGACTGTTGAAGTTCATCTAATACCTCCTGCACGTTCTCGGGAGATACAAATCTTGAGAACGACATCTCATCCATCTTCTCGATGTAATAAGACTGATTCGGACGCCTTGATGATTTCGATGTTCGTTTACATTCAAGAGTCGCCCAACGATCCTTGTACAATATCAATAGATCTGGTATCCCCTGAATGTAACTTGAATCTAATTTCATAACCATGCATCCTGGAAACTTCTGTTTTAACTCTTTGATGAGTGCTTTCTGAAAGTCTCGCTCCAGTTTCATTACAAGGTCTCCTTTCTTAAAAACGAAAAAGAAGAATAAGAACGGTCGTGTAAAAACTCGATATTCTCATCCTTCTTCATTAAAGTGCTTGTAAATTTTGCGAATTTAAAAACAGAGTTTGTAACTCATTTCAGGTCTCGGAGCTCTTCTTCGGAATATCCAAACGTGTAATCTTCGTCCATGCCAGAGCAAATGTACATTTCTCGAGCATCGTAAATATCCAGGTACTCGCTCGGTTCGTCATCATCAAACTCTTCATCGAACTCATCATAATCGTCTGGTCCGTAATATTTCATTCCGTAAACTTCTTCGTACAACTCCTGTTCTTCTTCCATCGCCATTTCTCTTGCGTAACTCCCAACACTCGGTTCTGATTTTTTAAACATCCTTTCGCTCCTTTCACTTTTGGTATCCTGATACGGACGTTAAATCACGAACGCCCAATATCAAGATACCACTAAAAGGAGACTTCAACAATAATCAAAAAACATCATGAGCATCCGGTTATCTATACCTACCTCCGTTCCGGTCAAAGTCCTTGCACATAAAACCGCTTCTCTTCGGATTGTCTATCGTACTGCCATTCGTAAGACAGTAGTACTTGATAGTTCCTTTTCCAAAGTAGAAGCGGGTCATCTTGTCAGTATAACAATTTGTGCATTTCGAACATCGTCGCAATATCAATAGACCACCTCCGATCTATACACCAAACGGTAAAGCATCGGTCTTTCCTAAATCATCCTCTTTCTTAAGACACACAATATCCATAGCATACGGAAGGACTTCGATCCAGGAACAAAGCTCTCGCCACTCATCAAGCTTATGGTTCTGCCTCGACTTGTAAACATTCGAAAGAACTTCGTAGTTCATCATCACCGTTCGTTTCTGGTTATAACTCGAAGGAAGAGTCTGGATCATCTGCCACCAATACTCTTTCTTAATATCCATACGAGTCTCGTTAAGATAATATCCTCTCGCAATGTTAAGAGCCTCCACAACATCGGGAAGCACTTTGTCGATCCAAAGATTCCTGTAACAGCTCTGACCTTCGTCGTTAATATCATGAACTCCCAAATGCTCGTGGCTGAAATCATCAAGCGTAAATTCTTTGTCATGAATCTTATGCATGGTCGAACAGCTATTAGCCACCGTACCGACCTTGTACGTATCAAACTCTTTCCACCAGTAAAGCGGTGCTGTAATATCCACATACACCGTAATCATTCTACGAAACTTCGCATGATCGCTTCCGCTCTTAGCAAGTCTCTTCGCAAGATCCAAATCCTTCTCACCAAACACAAAACCTCCCTTGCCATCGTCCGTAAAATCTGAAATATAACTGTCACTCTTTTCCCAACTATTCATTGGATTACGCATTCCTCGTACAGCATCAGCCCATCCGTACGTAACCGCTTTGTCGATCTTAATCAATATCAGTCACCTCCTATCTTCCAGTAGACCCAAAACCATCGTTTCCTCTTTCATCGTTTTGTTCAAGCTCGTCTACGATCTCTACAGACTCGTAACGAACCGGAACAATAAGAAGCTGTGCGATACGGTCTCCTTCCGAAACCAGATAATCTTCGAGAGATTCGTTTCTAAGAAGGACTTTAATCTCGCCTGTAAACTTTTCGTCGATTACACCCGTAACCGGAATGATACTCTCGTTAAACGCAAGACCGCTTCGTGGAACAATTAGTCCGCAACAGCCTTGTGGGATTTCTACGTGAAGACCGGTCGTAAAAGTATACGAGGTTCCAGCCATAACTCGTCCGTACATGTTTGAACATATATCAAGACCTCCATCTGTCGGATGACTTCTCTTCGGTTCAAAAGCTCCTTTGTCCAGTTTAACTTTCATAATTTACTCCTTATGTCTAAGACTCGCAAAATGCTTCGAAAATATCAATGTACCCACAATAAGTGCCACTTTGCCACTTTGCCACCTTGTTCTATTACTATTAACTAATTTTTTCCTCGCTCAATAATAGTAAAAAAAGTGACAAAGTGGCAATAATTCCCGAAACCCCTTGCAATTACTAGGTTCTTTGGTGCCAAAACGCATTTTAAAAGTGACACCAAAGTGGCACTTATTGTGGGTACAAGCCATTTTTGGGGGTTTTTGTGGGTACATTACCCATATTTCCATCACGAAAACGTGATATTTTTACGAATTTTTTCATCCCAAAATGGTCATGTACCCACAAAAAGTAAGCCGTGTACCCACAATAAGTCTGTCAACTTTCGACTTTTTGTGGCCACACTTTCTCGTTTTGTACCCACAATAAGTGATCCGTGTACCCACAATAAGTAACCGAATATCCACGTATGTACCCACGAAAACCCTTTTAAACGTCCTGTTTATCCTTCAAATATGGGAACGGATCGTCCGCATACATGTTTCGATCGTACCCAACACGAGTCAAATAGTCCTCATAATGTGACATTGCTTCTCTTATTACTTCGGCTTTCGTCATATCCAAAAAGTTAGACATGGCTTGAAGCTGTCTGCGATCATCATAACTCTGACGAATTTTGAAGTAATATTCTTTAGGATCATCGATCAATGGTCTTCCTATTGGCTTTTGTTTATTGTCTTCATTCATCCACGTTCTCCTTTTTACCGAATATCATTTCGTACAGACAGTCAATAGCCCTGTCTAAAACCTCTTCTTTAGTAATACCAAGTTTCGTTGAAAGCCGACAAAGAGCCTCATACTCTTTTACTGTAAGCTGAATATCATCACACACAACGTACCGCTTTTCTTCACTCATTTGCACCTCTCATCCTCGTCAATAAAAACCCAGGTCGTACTTCGAAGAACCTTGTCAATATAATGATCAATCGCATTCCCAACAAGATCCTCAATCGGCACTCCAAAGTGCTCAGAGACCTTCTTAACTTTTGCATACCTCTCCATGGCCATTACCGAATCCAAAAGACAAAGCTTCTTGATCTCATCTTCTGTAAGCGTAACCTCCACATCATCACGTCCACAAATATCCAATCCATACGAAACCCTTCCGTCCGCAGTCTTTATGACTTTCGTTACAGTCGCAGGCACGTACAGCACATCATCAATATCAAATTTCGTCTGCATTATTTACTCCTTTCATAACGACATAAGTCTTTCCTCTGCGTCGTCTTCAGTGTGTCCATCCCAATGCTTAGCTTTCGGCAGAGCAATACAATCAAACATATCGAAGTATTTGTCTTCGTAATGATATGTATAACTTCCCTTAGGCGTATCGATCCCTACGATAAACCAACCTCCTCCGAAGCAAAGAGAACCGTCTTCGTGTCTGTATGATTTCCACGCTTTATCTTTATAAGCTTTTACGAGAGCCGCGAACAAAATCATTCTCTGTTTATAAAGCCCGTTAAACGTATGAAAACCATCAGACAAATCACCGATGTCTTTTATACCGGCTATATCACAAATATCTTTAAATTTCGTCTCCATCATTTTCTCCTTTCAATCAACGCTCATCGAGATGCTTTTCATATTCGTCGGCTAAAATCGTCAAATTTATACGTCGACACACAGGATCAATGATTATGAAAATTTCTCTCGAAAAAGCCTTTGTCTCTTTGTCAAACGATTCGACTTTCTTAACAACGAGACCGGCTACTTCTACGACATCACCTTTTTTAACGTTTACATGCTTTTCGGATATCCACCATACATCCGGTCTTGGGTTAAGTTGTGAACCAACAGTGTGTGGAAAATACACTGCGTATTCATCCCCGTCTCCGTCACGAACATCTACAACTTGTCCTTTAAACGGATAATATTCACCAACGTGTACCTTTTCAAATATCGTGTCCATTATTTTCTCCTTTCGTCCGTACCAGTTTTGAAATACAGATGTCTACATCTATTCCCACGAAAAATAGCCCTTTCAAATACGAAATCATGATAAATACAATCCGGACAATAATATCCATTTAGTCTACAAAAACGTTTGTACTGTATTTTATTAATCAATCGTTTCAGCACCATTTACTCCTTTTCCGCATCTTCTTCAAAATAATATTTCTCAAGATAGTATTCACGAAGAGCTCTGCGAATCATCTCTGACATAGAGACTTTCTCGTTTTTCGCACAACTCCTCAGAATATCCATCTCAAAGTCGCTCATACTCACAGCAAACATTTTCCGTCGTCTGCCGCATTTCAAATCGTATCGTTCACGTCCTGTCTCCATCATTAAGTCCCTCCAAAAAGTTTACATAATCTTCTTCTGAAATGTTGATGTGTTTATTACGATCGTTTCCGACATCAATACGTATCAAGACATTTTTCTCAATTACTCCTGTTTCATCATCAAAACGTTTAGAAACTTCTACAACGAAACCTTTAACATCAACAATGTCTCCAACAGAAGTATCAAATGTAATGTTAGAATCCTGTGCCCACGGAATCCATATCGCTTGAGGGTCATACCGTTTCGAAGAAGATGTATAGGGAAAATAAACAGCGAGCTTGAGCGCCACACCAAGGGGGTTTACATAATCGATAATCTGCCCCTTAATCGTACAATATTCACCAATTATAAAATTCATTAATTCACTCCTTTCCACCGCCTTATAGCAATATCCACAGCCGAATCCCACTCAAGTTTTCCTTCATCAAAAACCATCACCGGTGGAATCTTCGTACCGCATCCAATGCACTTAACTCCTACATACGTATCCATACGAAGCGTCTGAAAACTATAAAGATCCACCCCAAGCGATCCACAAAATCTACATGGGTTCAGACGCTTTCTGTATCGCTTAAGTTCATCCTCATTCAAAGTCATTATCAATCCTCTTAGCTTTAAGCGTTACTGTGTTCGGGTGTCCGCTTTCACCTTCCAAAAAGATCACTCGATGCTTTACTCCATCAATATCCACATACACAACCGCCTGACCGTATAACACAGCCATATCAGCAAGATAATCCAACAAAGTATCGAGCATCATTTTTCTTTACCATTTTCTTTAATCGCCTGAATAAGTTGATTAAATGTTACGCTGTTAACCATGTATTTAGCGTCTACAACAATACAATATTCTTCCGGGTCAAACTCTGCACTTACTATGGCTTTTTTCGGTATTAACAACACCTCTTCGTCGATATCAAATTTATTCACGACACGCCCACCCAACTTGTCTTCGGTGCATTCTACCCGGTAACCCGACGTAATCACCGAATACACGAGTCCGTCCGAATCCGCTTTCATACTCTCAACAACGCCTTCAATCAAAACCTTATCTCCAATATCATATTTCGTCTGCATTCGTTTTACCTCTCTTTCTCCTCTCAAATTCTTTCCACTCCAAAGAATATTCTTAAGTTCACAGGACATCTTCCATCACCTCTATCTCATGAGTAAACACAAGATCGTCTTCCTTGATTCCGGTCTCGGTCTCTAAAATATCAAGCATCTCGTCAACGTTCATTTTATTCACGAACATGTTGTCTGAATGAGACGAAGCCCGTTTCAGAGTCCGTATCAGTCTTTCTCGTCCGAAGCCAAATTCGTCTCTTAAAGCAAACATCATGGCAAGAATGTCTATATTATGCTGATACATGATCAAGTCCGTCATCTCACGAGTCACATCGTCTTTAATCTCCTCGACCAGACGCCTCTTCTCAAATTCACTATGGGCGTCCACCACTTCCCGGATCTTCTTATCGAGTTTCTTCTTTTTACCGGCTTTAATACCACGGCCCATATTTCTCTTACTCCTTTCCAACGCCACTCACATTCTTCTTAAATGCAGTAGCGAATCTTCTCTCGTTAAACCGCTTCTTTGTTTTAAGAGCCCGATCAATCCCAAGGTCTATTCCACTCTTAGTCTTAAGATGGTAGTAATATAAATCCTTGTAAGGTGTATTAAGCCGGTCTATACGTCCAGCCGCCTGCTGCATGATTTTGTACGAATAATTTGGCGAATAGAATATCATTGTATCCGTCTTCGTACAGTTCCATCCTTCAGCACCGGCCGTGTATTGAACGAGATAAACCCAAAAGTCGCCTCGTGGAATATCCATATGCTTGTGTCCATTCCATTCAGCGACCTTAATTTCCTTCCAGATTCCCTTATAATCCAAGGCTCTCAGAAGCTCTAATTCGTAATTATAGTTGTAGAAGATAATTACCTTGGGATGCTTTCTAATCACGTCTAAAACAGCCTCTGAACGTGTCTCAGAGCTATTTACGACCCTCCTTAACGCCTGACAGTAAGCCGAAGCATTCATCAAAGGTTCGTCGTTCCAAATATCCCAGCGGTTACGCATTACCTCTCTGTATTGATCTCGATCGTAGTCCACCACAATATCAATATGATGTGCCTCCGTTGGTCTCTCAAAGTCCATATCCACAAGGATCATGTTACGCTGACGAAGCAGTCTTCCCTCGTTTACGTACCTCTCAACCTGAGGGAATTTAGCAAAGCGTTTGTAAACTACGTGCTCTCTCATAAACTCGGTCTTGTTTCGGTAAAAGCCGTTTGCAATAAACACGGGCATATAATCAAGCCAGGTGTCTCCGGGTGTAGCCGACAGCAATATCCATTCATTAGCTTTTGTAATCTTTAGAAACGCTTTCGTCCACGCTCCGTACCCAACCACTCTTTGCTCGTCAAATATAAAAAACGCACCAGACACATCCGTATACTTTTTAATATTGTTCCAGGAGTCCACCACTACACCGTCGCCAACAGACATACCAAAGACCTTAAGTTCATCTTCCCACTCGCCTGTATCCCGCTTTCTCGCTGTGGTGATGATGTAAAGATCTATCCGCTTTTTCATCTTCACAAATTTCTTAGTTCCGATCTTCCCGCCACAAAGAATATAAAAATAGGCAAGAGCGGTGCGAGATTTGCCAGACCCAACACCGCCGCAAAGAATATCTCCAGTCTTTAGTCTTTTAATAGCATCCTCCTGGTATGGATACATGCTAATTCCGTTCATTTTATTTCATCAAAGACATAACCGTAAGTACAGCGTTAACCACAAGGAGCGCGCATAAAGTCGAGCTAAGTATTACGTGTGCCATACTACTCCTCCTTTTTAAGGCCGATTGCGTAGTCAATAGTTAATACAACACTAAATATAAAATTCACAGCAACCGCATACGCCAAAGCCTTAGTCAAAAACGCCAGCATATTTCCAACGGTCAGGAAGTCAAAAAGAAGGAATGCAACAGACAGCACACCGCAAAACCCGGCAGCAAGAATATAAAGAACGGTTGTCGCCCAAAGTCCTGCTGTGTATGTCTCAAGATTAAAGCGTCTCTTCTTTCTCTTTCTTCTGTCTTTTTCTCTCATAAACACCCTCCTTAAAAAGGCAGTTTATCCTCCTCGTCATCTGTACCGTAATCCCAGTTAGAGTATTTATCCGCCAAAGGATCGTCGTTAATCGTTACGTACATGTTCTTAAGGTACGCCTTAACACCTGTCTTGCTTCCGACTTCCCAGTTGTACGGACGAATCGTAAGATCGACATTCTTAATATCCGCATAATCCAGAGTCGAGATTGTGTCCTCATCAAGAGATATCTTGCTTCTCTTAGTAAGCAGGAATACCTCAGGAGGATTGAAGTTATATCCAACCGAGACCTGAAGGTAATGTTTCGGATCGTCGTCTTCATCCCGAGGCATAAGGATTCGTACGTTCCAGCCATCCGAAGCCAGCTTTTCCGCGAAGTCGTTATCTTCAATCAATACACAGAAGTTACGATTTCCTTCACGGTTGTACTTCGATTCCTTACCTGCAAAGTTTCTAAATATAATCGATACGTTCTCAAATACCACATTATCTGTAACCCAGGTCTTTTCGTTTTCAATTTTACCTTTTGCCATAATTTTCCATCCTTTCAATTCTTAGCTGCAAAACCACTCAATATCTCCATACTTAGTAATGGCGTCCGCAGCAGCATCAACAAGTCTTGTATAATAAAGTTTGTCCACAATATCTTTCCACGCGTCTTTATTCTCACCAGTCGCATACATCGCACGAACCATCTCAGATTCAAGCCAGCGATAACCCTTCGTACCGGTCACGGCGTAATACTTTCCGTCTTTCTCACGAACTAATATTCCGCCTCCTTTACCGGGCAGTACAGGACAGAAGTTTCCGACTCGTCCGACAAAGTGGTATGAGTGACCTTTTGCGATATTTTTTTCGAGTTGTTCGATATCCATATCAAGACCCTCAAGCATTTCTGAGCCGTCTCGTATGTTCTCTTCCTCCCATTGTTTATAGAGTTTTTTATACTCCTTACGGGCCTTCTCGAGTTCCTTCTCCTCTTTCGAGACATCAACGAGATCCTCATCCATATCAAGATAGATCGACGAAGTAACACTCTTGGTCTCACAGAAGTCCTCGAATTCAATCGGCTCGTGGCTAAAGAGAGTCTTAAACACATAAGGAACCTGAAACTGTGTACCGGTCGCAGTCCATTTACTGCCTTTCTTTTTGTTGTCATCTGGCAAATATCCATACTTCTCCTGGCACCAGTCGCTAGAGGCATACTTAGCCACGTAGACAGCGTCGTTCACAAGACACATTTTTTCGTACGTAGCCTCGTGTTCGAATGTATAACCGTATTTCTTTCCAAAGTTCATAACGAACTGGATGATCTTGTTGTCGGCATTTGGAATCTTTATGGAATCGGTCTTAATATGAGCAACAGTAAAGCCCCGTTTTGCGACCTCGTGTTTAAGATCGACCATGAACAGGGCTCCTCTCTTTGCTACTATATTGTCTTTGTTTCGAATATCACGAAGGGCATTATCGAAGTTAGCTGCTGTAAGACCATATACCGAGTTAATAGCGGTCTTAAGAGCGTTGGCAAGCTCCTTAGATGTCATCTCGCCGGCCTTGACTTTCTCAATATACGGTACGAGCTTTCCTTCCAGCATTCCTTCTACTGTCTCCCAGTCCTCGTGCTTGATCGAGACTCTTGCCTCAACAAGTTCCCTAAATATCCGTGTGTACTTTGGTCCAAAGAGACACTCAGCTATAATCGAATGAGGATGCATGGACGCAACATCAAGCAAAGCCACGTTCGTATGTATCCCCGGTTCAGCGTAGACATATCCGCCCTCACCGACAGCTTCTTCTCTGTAAATGGACTTACCGCCTTCAAAGCTATACTCCGGGAAATATGGAAGAACCGAACTCTCAGGCTTGATTCCGTCTACCAAATGAGGCTCGAATAATCCGGTCATCATATCCGGACAAGCTTCAAGTAAAAAGTCAGCTACTTCTGGATCGAGATTATCAACCGGCTTGGAAAGATCCCTATAGCAGAATTCCTTCTGAGGGTGTTTGTTCCTTCCAAATATCAGTCTTGTTGTGCAGGTATTTGTGGTATCGTTACGAGTAAGTCCCGTCAAATCACTCAATATCTCTCTTGCTGTGAAGTCTGCTTTGAGATAATTAAAGGCTGCTTCTGTTGCGATTACGTCGTTCTTACAATAGTCAGCAACCTTCTGCCACAAACTCTCGTCAACGGGCTTATCCCAAGGTATACCGAGCTCCTGATGATGAATACCCATTTCGATTTCGAGTTTCTTTAGACTCTTCTTGTTACCAGCCGAGGCGAAGTCGTAAATATCCGTGTAAGAAAGTCCGTAAGCCTCGCCAAAGAATCCTGAGTTGTCTCCGCTGATGATCTTCTTTGATTGCTCATACAGGCTCTCATTCGTGTACCCCATCAACCATCCGTACAAGATGTGATTGTCGTACCGCCTGCAGTTAAATCCGACGAGGTTGTACTGTATGAGGTTCTCAATATCAATCCGGCTTGGGTTAATCATCGAGACAACAGGGTTTTCTTCTATCGGACCGGCTTTCTTATAACAAACCACAAAGAGATTAGGAAAGACCTCGACATCGTAGAATATCAGTCCGTCTGGTCTCCCTCCTACCATATACTCAAGGTCTTCTGTCTTTGTATCCGGGCCAATATAATTCTTTTCATCCTCTGAATCATCATAGTCCGGCTCATCGGATTTGAACTTCATGTCTGCTACGATCTTAAGACACAAATCTCCCTGGTTCGTACTGCTTGCTGCGAAAGCCAGTATGTCATTTCGCATGTCCGTTACGTCATATGTCAAACCCGAGTTGTACGCGTCTTCAAGAATCTTAAATATAAAATCCACACTCGGCTTGGTGTTCTCGTGGATCTCTTTATTTAAGTTTCGAATGATCATGTTTCTAAGCCCGCGTTCGCTTTTTATGGTGTCATGATTTACCACCTTTTTATCTACTCCTTTCTTTGGCAGCCCGGAGTTTAGCGTCGCTATGGGAATATCATTACAAAGAGTAAGCTTTCGTCTAAGCGAACTCCCGCCGTTGAATTTTTTTATCTCGACGTGGTCCTCGTATACAGAACTTAGCTCCTTTGAATCCCCATCATAAAAATAATGCAGATGTATCGCCTTACCACTCTTGGATACCTCTGCATAAGTCGCTGGCCATCTGCTGGCTGCCTCTAAATTTTTATCAAAGTCCTTCTCTCCATCCGTACCAGTTATGTCAAAGTCGATCACGATGAGATTGTTTCCTTCAGGCGGCATGACATAGTGAAGTTTCGAAGTGTCAAGATCTTTTAACTTAGTCTTAACATTAGCCCACTTACGAATCGGTCTTCCTTCTTCCTCGCTTGCATACTGAGCGGTCCACTCGCTTGCCACCTCATCGAATATTGAAGGCTGTTCTTTTAGCTCAATAGAATATAAAATTGGCTCTTCCTTCTCCTCGTCCGAACTATCTTTATCACCATCGAAGATCTCGCTTTTAAATCCCTGATACAGATTTCTGACCCAGACACCATCCACATGAGCACGGTCTTTGAAATCATCGAAATAGTTCTTGAGTTCTTCCTTAAATACCATTCGAGAATATGGATAGCTTACATGTGCATCAGCGCAGAAGTTTTTGTACATCTCCCATGCTGATCGAAGCGTAACCACATTCTCCCGTTTGAAGGCTAAATAGGAATCTTCTACAAAATTATAAAAACTATTTGACGCACCGAGCATATTTTTAGGTACGTATGTGTTATAATAGTCTGGATCAGTCTGGTACACTTTGAGACAGTGACATGCGATCGCTCCGAGTTCAAATTTAATTCCGTCCGTAACCGCTTTGTATTCCGAAGGACTAAGCTTATTGCCGGAAGGGGATACGTCTATCAGTCTTCTTAAAAGCCCCGATTTCGCATCCGTGATCTTAACCGGTTTGTTGGTACCCATGAATAAAAAGCAGTTGAACCTTGCAGAATATAAACGTGTGAACTTTTCGTTAATTGTCATAGTCTCGTGGGATACCAGACTGTTTAATCTTGTGTTATCTTCAATCCTGCTCAAATCTCCGTCATGCTGGATCGCCACAAGAGGATTGTTCTTAAACGGCTCCAATGCGAATTGGTTATTAGCCGACGCTAAGGACTTTGCATCAAACGCCGCACAATATCCCTCAAAGAGCTTTTCGATAATATTAAGAACGGTTGATTTACCAGTTCCTGCCGAGCCGTAGAACACAAGAAATTTCTGAATGTTCTTTGAGTCGCCCGATACGATTGCCCCAATAGCCCATTCGATTTTATGTCGTTCTTCCGGAGAATATAAAACTGACATGAGTCTGTCGTAGTTGGTAATAGGACCCGGAGTCAGAGAATATGGCAAAGTTTTTGAAGCATAGTCAGTCTTTTTCGTACGGTTAGTTCCGTCTGAAAACACTAAGCTCTCGTCAAGCAGATGAAAAGAATCTCTCATCTGGTGCTGACAATATCTATGCCATTTGTCGATCATCCCTGTTTCCGAGTCCCACATGTGCAGAACCTTAACCGAGTCCATACCGTCACAATGTTCTCTTGCGTATTCATCGAGTTCTGCGTCTATAAGAGCTAAGGCGTCATCTTCGTCGGTCGACCAGATACCTAACTTCTCTATCCAAATAGCGTAAAAGTCACCGCCTTTGATCATAAGGTCGCTGCTTTTTTTAATAATAAACTTCGGATAGATCTCGGAGTAATCACGCTTCTTTGATCTCATAGCTATCATGAGAAAATCCAAAGCCATAATTACCACCTCTTTTCGTCAATATAATTCAGGTACCATTGAAGCTGATACCAAATCTCTACCTCCCGTAAATCCTTTGGGCAGTCTGGAATTGTGACAAGTCCACCTCGCCCGTCCGGATCATATGTTCTGTTTAAAAGTCTCGATACAGTATGAGCCACAGTCAGAATATCAAAGTCGTCATCCGTCTGTGACCCGAGCCCAAGACTTACAATCATTGTCCAAAACCATTGACCGGTTCTGTCTCCAACCGCATAGTCAGACATGATGTGTTCCTCGATACGAATTGACAGCGCTATCATCATCTCGAGAACACTGCAGGGGCGGTTATCGAGTTCGAGCTTAATATCCTCTGGGTCGATGTCTTTCTCGTAACCAAAGCGGTATCTAAGGTCTACTCCGTCATATGCCCTGTTCTCATCCATGTCCATTAAAAATATAAAATCCTGTGCGTGGAGATACTCGAGCAACCGGCTGTACCGAGTCGTCGAGTTTTCGTCGTACACCTTCGAGCACAGCCAGTTGAAATATCTTTTATTTAGACCTCTCAAAACTCATATCACACCTCCCTTATAACTTCGTAATACGCTCCCATCACATCATTTCGTAAGTAAGCTGATGTCTGGTCGTCGGAGTCCCAAATATCTTCCAAATTGTCAACCCCGAGGAATTCCTCAGGGTCTAAAATTGGATTGCCGTATGTAGTCTCCATAGTCCCGTCGTGGAATAACTCAACCGTTACCGTGTCGTAATTGAGTATTCCAAATTCGGCTTTCTGGATTACAGATGATCTGGCAGGCTTATAGCTTTCGTCTTCTACTGCCTTATCCTGAGTCTCTCTGTATTTGTCGATGATTGTCTCGTATTTTATACGGGTTTTTTCTTTCGGCTTTTCTGCTTTGACTTCCTCTTCGACTTCTTCCTCGTCGTCATCGTCCGTCTCAACTTCCATAGCTTCGAATTCTTTAGCAACTGCTTCTTCTATCTTTCGATCAGTGTCTCCGTCGATGCGGTATTTCATATACATCGCCCCAAGCCCGAAACCCGCTGCAAACACTGTTACTGCCGTAAACCACTTCATGTTTGGCCTCCTTTCAAAATATAAAAATTAGATCAGATCAATAATCGGTCCATCAACGTTAAAGTCGAGAAGGATGCTTCTCTCGTAACCATTGACGAAGTTTACTGATCCTTCCTTCGTTACATCAAAGATTCCAAAGTCGATGTAGTTGTCTCCGTTTGGATTCTTTTCGTCATAGACCCAGCCTACAATCTGACCGGCTCTTGATCTCTGAAGTCCGAGTGCATCATAAACGTCATTTAAGAACACGAATCCGTCAGTTCTCAGTTTGTTATTCAGCTGTGTAAGCTGGATCTGAAGGAACATACGATTGTACTCAGCATCCTTATCCCAGAACGGAGAAGCTTCGTCAAAGAATCTTGCATATGGCGAATACTGATTCTTCTCGTCCACAATATCAATCGACTTCTTTACAGTCTTTTTCTTACCGTCTTCGTCCGTAACCTTCTCTTTCGTCTCAGCCTTGGTGATGCCGTACTGAAGTTCCTTATCAACTTCGTCACCAAAGCGTTCACGGGTTCTTTCTCTGTATCCTCTGTAACCGGCGTCAAGAGCCGCATAAGCTGCACAAAGACTTGCCTGTCTGGTCTCAAATATCTTTGTACCTTTGAGAATCGCAAGAACTGAGAGAGCGTCAATCGCAACGACTGGTGCGTACTCTTTTACCACAAAGGCGTAATATCTTGCTTTGATCTTTTTCTTCTCCCAGGAAAAATTCGAATCCAGATCTTCCGTGTCCTCAGCGGCTTCGTCTGGCTTGATTGCCTTTTCTTCGGCTTTGACAATCTCGTAAAGATCATCGTCTCTTTCCTTCTTAAGCTCCGGCAATTTCGCAGTTGCTCTGCAGGCTACGACTGTTCCTACGAGAAGTCCTGATACCCCAAGAGTAATCATGATCTCGGGGCTGAACTTAATTGCTTTGGCCTTACCTTTTCTGATGTTTCTTTTAACGCCGTCAAATATCTTTAATTTCTTCATTATTTACTCCTTTAATAATTGTTAAACTGTCTGCTGTCATAGTGAGTGATTTTGGTGTGTATTGCTGATATCCTTTTTCCTCGACATTTTCAATCAAGTGATTAAGATACCAACGAGCTTTGTAAAGATCCTCAAGCCCATTCTTCTTGTACCACCGCGAGAGATACTTGATTACATTTGCTGTATCAACCGCCTGAATACCAACAAGATCCTCGCACATCCACTTGATTATGTCGATTGTCTCCGGTCCACTACCGTTTTTGTAGTGCGGAGGGTGATTTACCATGTCTGCCATAAAATATAAAATTCTCCTTAGTCAAACGAATCGATAGGCATCGGTTTTGGAAGTTTAATTCTATATTGGCCACCCTGCCTTACTATTTCTGCGTTTCTAAGATCTGTCCAACCGTATTTGTGAGCAGTGTAGTCGTTGTTTGAAATCTTTGAAAATTCATAATAGTCCGCCACACTTACGATTTTGAATTCAGACAAAGTTTCGTACATATCATCCAGAACATCTTTAGCGTCTGAACGAAATTCAAAACGTATGTCATCATAACTAAATATCCCTCGATCACTGTGATGTCTTTCTGTGTTGTTTCCTTTCCTCTCGTAGTAATTGCTGTACGAGGTTTTGGAATATCCGCTTCTTACTTTTGGATCACCACCAACGAGATAAGTAACAGTGTCCAGAATCGAGTTTCTTACCAAAGGACCGACGTAATTATCAAGAATCGTCCTTGGGATCTCAGAAAGATCGTCCGGCAGTAACCATTCGATAAATTTTCTGAAATCGCTCTTCTTTCTTACGGACACAGCACCCTTTTTCGGCTTAGGCTTCGGCTTGTTTTTCTTCTTGGCGTCTTTCTTACTTTTATTTGAGTTGGACGCGTAATCAAACATTAAGAACTCCTTTCGAAAAATATAAAAAGAGAGACCCTGCAAATCTCTCGCAAGGTCTCTCCCGTGTTTAACGACACTTATTCCGGTAAACTATTATTTACTCGTCGTCCACCTCCTCTGCTTCTACATCAATAACGTTTTCATCGTCTTTAACCTTTCTTCTTGCCGGTTTATCGTCATCTGAATTCTTTGAAAATCTGCTTACCAGTCTCGGTTTAACAGCTGAGTCGAGTATAATTCCTATACCAATACCCACCGTTACCGATGCGGCAATCTCCTTCCAGTTTCTTCCAGATTCGATACCTTCAGTGATTTCTTCTCTTACTTCTTCCATGATGTTTTCTGGCATTGTTGATCTCCTTTCCAGAATATAATAATTTAAAAATAAGTTTATCCATAATAGCCTCTGCAAATTTTACGAATTGCTAAAACAGGCTTCGGTTGTAGTCATATACCGGCTCGACCAGGAAGTCTATTACCAGACAAGGTCTTCCATCTTTAGTAAGCTGTGAACTGAACGAAACGTCTATTAAGCCCTGATCAATATGCCAACCGAGCAAATCTCCACATTTGACATCCTTAAGACCTATCTCATAATAGTATTCATTGAGCGAAATATAACATTCATCCATCATCTGCTTATTAAGATTGTTGATTGCCCGTCTGATTGTTTCCTGATCCGAGTAAAACAGTCTCTCTGTCCACGGATCATAACAAAGAGTATTACCTCCGAGAGATATAACATTATCAATCTTTGCTGGAACCCGCTCCTTAGCAACAGCATCTCTAATCTCCTGCTCCTTTTTCTCACCAAGAATCTCACGAGCGTTCTTCTGATAGAGCATATGAGCCGTCTCAAGCCCTGAATAAGCTGTTGCGAATGCGATAACACGATTATTCATCATTCTGTGTGACTGGATAATAAGACCCATACCTACTGCCTCGGTTGTAAGTGGGAAAATATATCTTTTCCACGTAGCCTTGACGATTTCCTTCTTTGTTATCGGCTCAGGATCTTTTTCTTTTTTCTTCTCCTCCTTAAGATCCTCAATATCATCAAGAGCCTTTGGCGTCTCGTATACAGCCAGTACAGTCCCTATCACCATCGAAGCAATACCAAGACCAAGAACAATCGTCGGACCGTTCTTGGCTAAAGACTGACTGAACTTTCCACGTTTCTTCATGTCTCCTCCTTTCAAAATATAAAAGAAAGAGAGTCTACGAATCGCAGACCCTCTGTTCTTATCAGGAATTTTTATTAAGTTTTGCAATTTCTTCTTTTACGCACTTACTGACCTGTTTGGCGATTTCGTTGTCGCGGTCAATAATATCATAGTGCGTCTCGAGAAATCCTCCCACTAACGTTGCCGCTAAACCGACAGCTTTGATAGCCGTGAGCCCTTTTCTTTCACCGGCTGAGCTGATGAGTGATTTTACAATTTTCATTTAAGCCCTCCTTTCATGATAGTATCAACTATTTTTGCAATATTGTATTTGGTAATCTCAACAGATCCTGCTAACGACAGAACAATCGAGTCGTCCTTATCCGTTACAACAAATGATGAGAGATCCAAATTGGTGTCGATTCCAAACTTCTTGCTTATAAGTTCCTGAGCAATATGAGATACAAGACTGCTCGCAAATTGAGATTTAAGATCAATTAAATTCATGTGTCACCTCTCTAAAATATAAATTACTCTTCGTTGGTTTCTTTGTTCTCGTTGTCTTCCGTATCATTGGTCTCCGGGTTTTCGATATTTATGACCGGCTTTTTCTCTTTCTTCTTGATCTCGGTTACTCTGAATGATCCATCGTCGGTTACGACCTCAAACGGTTCGCTCTTTTCGGCTTCAAATATCTGATTCGTAACACTCTTCCTGCCAGCCTCGAAACCCTTGTCATAACCTTTGCGGAAACGATCTTTACGCATGTACCATACCGCTATCAGACCAAGACCTACTACAAACTTTGCGCTCACCATAATTTTTCCATTACCACAAGTTGTCATTTTTAACTCCTTTCAATGACAAAGACAAAACTAAAAATATAAAAGAAAGAGAGGGATTCGCACCCTCGACTCCTGTAAACAGGCGTGTTTCTGTAACACCTTCTTTCCACTATAGAACTTGCAATTTTTGCGAATTCTAAATATAAAAAGAAAGAGAGGGATTTGCACCCTCGGCTCTCATTTCTGAGCGTGTTCCTGTCACACATTCTTTCCACTATAGAATCTGCAATTTTTGCGAATGTAGAAGTCCTGTAGGAGTGGTGTAGGAATATCATACGCGAAACCTTGCAAATACTTGCATCTGGCTACTCCTACATGTGCGGCAAAAACAAAGAGAACCCGTTGTTTCATACGAGTCCTCCGTCTGACCTATAAACCTTTCCGTAATGATTTGAAAAATTCTTTAATTAACCATTTGTAAGTCGTTGAAAGATAGTTTCCGTGCTCCTCAAATCTAAATCCTTTTCTGGTCCAAATCATTCTAAATCCGAGATTCAGAAGTATTGCTCCTGCTTCGATTCCGTGTTTCGCTACTGTGTCCCAAAAAGTTTGTTTCTTCTCGTCGTCAAACTTCTCTTTTTCCAGTTTGATTTCACATAACCGTTGAAGGTTCTCTGTTGCCCTCTGATACTCTTCAGAACTCGGGTCCATTTCAGACATAGCTTTGAGTAATCTTTTTATTTCCTTTTCAACTAACTCGTAAGTCATAAAGACCTCCTTTCACATGTCGGTTTAGTTGTCCGTAACAGTGATTGTAAGTTTTGTAAAATATAAAAAGAGAGACCCTGTGAATCCATCACAAGACCTCTCGTTTTGTCATAATGCTTTTGTAGCTGTTTTGATGGCCACTTTTCCTACTTTCGTTGCGACTTTAAATCCTTCCTTGGTCACGATCGTTCCGGCTGCAATCGCTACTCCTCGGGTGAAGCCTTTAAGTGCCTCGTGAGCAAGTTCCTTTCTTTTGTCAACAACTACTTCTTTTACTATTGCCATGTTTTCTCTAATCGCCATAATAAGCACCTTCCTTTCACTAAAGGACGTGCAGAAATTACGGACAAATATAAAAAGAAAAAGAGCTTATTTCTAAGCTCTCAGACATATCGGTCAACGATTGCTTCCAGATCTTTGTTTGCAATTTCAAGATTTATCGCGAGATCAAGGTTAGTAGTGTCATGATCGGTTCCATTAATATTACATTTATTAATGTATAACTCTACATCGACTCCTAAATTTTCCCTGATTACCTTCTTAATAATCTTCTGTGCAATTAACTGGCCTATATCTGTTCCCAATATAATCTTAGTCAACATTTTAGTCATCTCTTTTTCCTCCTAAATATCATCAAATTCGTTTATTTCTTTCCACAAGATACCTTGCATTTTTTGCGAATTTTTAGGAGAAAAACAAAGAGAACCCGTAGAATTTTACGAGTTCTCCGTCTGGCTATTTCATATTAGCTTCAACTTGTTCGCCGTTAGCAAACTCAATCAAAGTCGTAAAACCTTTCTTGTGGTTCTTCTTCACCTCCTTTTTGAATTTATTAATTGTACGCTTTCTTCCCTTGTCAAAGCTATTGCGTCCGTGCACAATAAGCATGACGAGGAATATAAGCGTCACTAATAAGTTCGCCTGGGTTTCGTCTCGAAGCCCCATTCCTACTCCATACAGGTCATAACGCTTTCTGATTGACTCTAACATTTTGTTACTCCTTTCTCGTTATGAAATATCTTTCGTAATAGACCCTGTAAACTTTGCTATGGACTTACGAGCTCCATATGCAGGTCACACGGAGCGAAGACCATATCAATTACCACACACTCAAGCTCTCCGTCAATCTTTGTAACGTGATGCTCAAAGTCGATCCAGAAAATACCTTCGTGCTCGTCATAAGCATCCCAGCCTTTGTAGTCTGAACCGTCGTAAGCATCTATACCAAGAAACTCACACCACTCATAAACACTCGCGTATCCACGAAGAATATAATTTCTGTTTAAGTGATACTCGGCATCCATAACCGCTGACAGGGTAGACTCGAAATATCTATTAAGATAGGTGTCGTAAAAGAGTCTCGTGTCTTCGTTGGTATCGACCATTCGTACGCTGTTTTCTACAATACTCGGAGCGCTAAGATTAACCTCGTTCGCCTTTTCAACTGCAAGAGCGTCCAGTACCTTCTGATGTCCCTCCTCTCCGTAAACATCTTTTACAGCGTCTTTATACCTCGTGTACTTGCTATGTGCCAGTGTGTACGCCGAGAGTATTGAGAGCTGTTTCCTTCGGCTAAGATAGTTCGATCCAAATATAAAAAATACAGTAGCTCCTGCGACGGTTACGGATGGTATGTAACAGGGAGCTACCGTCTTTACAAGTTCAAGCTTTGTCGGTTCTTCCGTCTCCTTCTTAAGTTCTTCGAGTTTCTCTTCCGCTTTACGTGTATCTCTTACTGTAAATATAAAAGTGGCGACCACTCCTGCAGCCGCCACAATTGTGAATAATTCACTTTTCCCAAATTTTAACACCGGGTTATTTCTCGATTTCCTTTTTTGCTTTGTTCTCATTATCATTCCTTTCTTCGCTAACCACTAACGATCTCACCTTTTCAACAAACTGTTTGTCTTTTGAAACAATATACCTCGATGTTGTAATACAAGATACTATAATGCAAATTGTACAGATAATACATATTACGACGCATACAATACTAACAGGTGTCATCTGTGATTCTCCTTCCACCTTTCAACAGCATCGTTCCAGTATCTCCTTGCCTGCTGTTTCACCTCGTGCTTGGTTGCATGTGGCTCGGTATCAAGCGTAACCGCCACACCACCTTCGAGACACCTATTCGGACAAGCATACTGAGCCTGGTATCTAAATGATAAACTGTATTTTTCCGTAGCTTTCCTTCCACAAATCGGACAAGGCTCAAGTGGTACTAACGGATCGGGTCTCTTCACAAGGCTGTATCCAAGCTCCATGCAATACCTTTTAAGCTTCTCGATTGGAATATCTTTTAGTGGATTTTCGTTCATTTCTTATTTTTCTCCTTTCCCTTGATGTGAAGTATTACAAATGTTCTTTCATCCTTCGGGTTAAACACCCAGTCATCTACATCCGCTTTGCCGGTTGCCAAATCGAGTGTACCCCCTTTGAATTTTACAAGTTCGTGTGCGCTGTCAATTACCACCCCCAAGATGATTCCAGCAATAAATACTGCTATGTAAATTAAAATAAGTTTTATCATTCTTCCTCCTCTGTTAACTGACGAATAATTTCCTCTGTCCAGTCGTAATCCGGATCTTCAGCGTTGTCTACGAGTAAAGCGACCACCTTTTTACACCGATATTGTTTCTCTGGGTCATTCATGTTATTAACCTCATAATCTAACATGTGTCTAATTGCAACATACTGAGCTACAGACATTTTTCTTTCATCTTGTTCCATAGCATAAATAGCCGCATATGTAAGACCGACAAATTGTCCTACATCTTTTAACTTCAATCCAAAAACAGCACGAATGGTTTTAAGATTCTTCTGAAGATTTATTACGGCGTCAGTTTGCCTTGTTTTCTTAGCCATCTCAAACACGTCCTATCTATACTCAAGAATTTCAAAAGCAATAATTAAAACCAACATTAAATTCGTGAATACCACGCTTGAAAACATCTTTTTAATCATAGTTGCAGTCCCTCAACCGGTGTATATGTTCACACCCTCTGCTACATAAAAGTCTTATAGACTCCATGTCACGATCGTAAATATCATTTTCAATTTCTGATACGTATTTGTAAATTCGTTCCAAAAAGTGAATTGTATAGAAACTTGTATCATATCCACGATGGTCTTTTACACGAATACACGGTAACGTTTTCTCGTCGACATGCAGGATTCCAAGTTCATCGACGGTTGCTTTTATCCAGCCTTTTCTTTTCCATTCGTAAAGTGTACTAAGGTTAATTTCGTAAGCCTCGGCACATTCTCTAAAGGTCATCTCATCCATACCTCCATTCACTTCCTAAAAATATAAAAGTTGAACTGCGGTCTGGCTCGGTCGCAATGACTACTCGCTCGCCGTCTTCCGGATACTCGTACATCCCAACCACGACCGAACCATTTGTAATCGCCAGATCATTACCAAGGGACTCTTCCTTGCTCGCCTCTCCCCAATCGCAGACCACATATCTGGCAAGACAGTCTGCACAAAAATAAGAAAAGGGCTCATCCTGCTTCAGACGAGCCCACACCTTTTCGGTCTTTCTTACTTTACCAATATCAAATTTTGTCAGCATTCTTTTTCTTTTCTATTTCGGTAATAAGATCCAGACACTCGCTTAATCCGTCGTTCACCGATTCTTTGTCCGCTTCCGTTTTAGCGATATGATCAGACCACGATTTTAATATCTCACGGGTCTTATCCGCTGTTCCAAGCAAACATCCGGCGACATCCATACGCTTTGTATCATCGTATTTGTTATGGCGACCGAGAATCAAAAAATATTCTCCAAGATCTTTGTCCTTATGCTTAAACCACGCAGTAGCAATATCAGCACCAAGATACATACTGCCCGCACAAGCCGTAACCACAAGTCCTGCTTTAACAGCTTTCTTCGTTCCTTCGTCTAACTTGTTCCATTTGTCTTTGATTTTCTTAAACATTTTACATCCTTTCTTGTCCCAATAATACACGACCTTCTTTTACTTGTTGACGCACTTCTTTTATTACTGCTTCTTTTGGAATATCATAGAAATACATCAGGTTCCTACATCTGAAAACCATGTCTACAATATAATCAAACACTTCCTCATCATATTCTTGGTCATATCCGTATGTAATCATTTTTCCTCCTTAATACCTTCTGCTTCGATTAACGGACAGGTCTCCGGTTTACCACACTCATCTACCGTATCTTTAGTTAAACGACACAGTAACGGATACGTTTCGTGATACTGTGTGCAAAAATAACATTCCCCACAGTTTTTTGGCATGTCAATCGGTACTAATATCATCACTTCTCCTCCTTTTTATCCAGCAACTCATAAACCTTCGTTCCGACAATAGCTTCGGAGATTCCTGCTCTTTCCATAAAGGCTCTGCTGTAAATATAAACATCTGCGAATGACTCGATCAAATTAAGCCAGGCATCCTTACGAGTATCATTAAGGTCTCTAATAAACTTAATTAAATCCTCGTCTGTATCAATATCACCGGGTATAAGCACGTCGCCCATTGCGGATTCAAACGCGTATGCATCACTTTTAAGCGAGTTCAGACGAATAGTTAGCTTTGTAAGAAGCGATTCCTTATTGTCGTCTGCAATCTTTTTGTAAATACGATAGTCGTTAGTTGGTCTATTCATGATTTTTTCTCCTTAAGTTCTTCGAGTTTTTCTAAAACTTCTTTTACTGTCATATCACCAAACGCGTCGTACCAAGCATCTCTGAACATCTTATTTTCCAGATGCTTGTCTACCACGTTCAAAATATTCTCGACAGCTATGAGAGCCACGAATATTACTATTATTACCGATGTTATGGACATTTTCATCCTCCTCAATCTTCCAATAACTTGTTTAGACGATACTTTAAAGCTCTGATCAGTACTTTATGCTCGTCTATACGATTTGTAATAAGTTCAATATCATTTCCCATCTCTTCTATTGCATATTCGAATTTCTCGATCTGCTTTTGAAGGATTAGTCGTTCATCTTTCATCTGTTTACACTCCTTCAAACCGGCATAATAACACTCGGATTCCATATACAAATCGAGTCTACATCCCACGAATTAAAAAGATTTAACACTTCTCTTGAATCGTCAAGCCACACGGAACCAAAACGATAATCGCTCGAATAACTAACCTCCATAGCATCAAAGTGGTTATATATAAGCGGCAAATTGAGTTCGATATTCCTGTTGTCGATCCAGGTAATATATCTATCCGCTTCTTCAATTCTGTTAAGTCTGAGAACTTTAGCGTCTGGAGACAGTTTAAATCTGAAATTTTTATCCAATTTTTCAACGTGAAACTCTTCTCCTTCGCACCAATCTTTCCAGCCCCATTCCGAATTTTCCGGAGAAGCCCATAACCCTTTTGGTTTATCATAACGAGAGTTTTTGTGCTTATTAACCATGGCTCTTCTCAACCGGTCTTGATCGTACGTGTCTGAATTATAATGAATATAAACTCTTTCTTTCATTTATTTACCTCCAACTTAAAACATCTCAAGGTCTATTGCTATAAGGGCTCCGTACGTTGAATCTTCACAAACATACAAACACAACCACGGTTCTTTTTTAAAAATACGGTCAATATGATTCGGACCCAAGATTGCTGGTAAATTAAGTTTGTCGTAAAAAACATTAAGTGTTGGTCCACAGCCGGATTTTATAATCTGTACAAATTTCTTCCACGCACGAACGACGTTGATTGGTTTTGCTCTAAAATACATACAAGTGGCCGAGTCAAAGAACTGTACATACTGGTACATACGAGGATCTATTAGTCCTTCGACCTCATCGTTCTTGTCCATCGACGAATGATAAATACGATTATCTAAAATTTTCATCCTTTACCCTCCTACTTAAACTTATCAATGATCTCCTGAGTCGCGAGTCCTCTGTCTACAAATATCAATTCGAGATTGCTCTGAAGTTCACCATAGTCTGTTCCGTAAATGTTTGCCGCGTATGGATTTTCTTCTTTTTCAGGATTATCAATTGTGATTCCTTTGCTTTCAAGGAAATCCTCAAACATCTCTACAATTGATCTAACGGTCTCCTGTAATTCTCCCCAATTAAGGCTTGTTCTTGTTTTAAGTCGGTCTTCCCTTTCTACAAAATAATAAGAGTCCACACCAATATAATCGGATATTTGTTCTACAAGTCCAACCGGCATCGACCCATTTTTCAAATATCTCGACAACGATCTTTCGCTTCTATCGATCTCTTTCGAGTTACCAAGCTCTTTTACGCTATGCCCGGATATAGTTATAGCGGTCTTGAGTCGGTCTGGATTTATCCGTACGTCGCTTACACGTGATTTGTTTGACATCGTTTATTCCTTTCCTGTTACTTCGTGTCTAACGATGGCTTCAATTGCCTTTACTGCATATGCCAATTTTTCTAATCTGATTTCTTCAGGTTCGTATTTTGTCGTAATATCATACGGATTTCTTACTGCTGTCTGATCCGCTACCATGCGTTTAAGCCATTCGTCATAGGCTTCTTTAAAATTCATCTACTTACTCCTTTCAAAATATAAAAACTAAAGAGCCTACGTTTCCGTAAGCTCCCGCTAATAACATCTTGCTATGTTTTTATTTTCCGTCTATTGCTTCTTCTGGTATAACTTCTAATATACAATCTTTTGCTAATGCTAAATTACGCTGCGCCATATTCAAATAGATCGATACTGGATCGTCTGCTTCGGCATACTTCACTTTCATATGCTCGAGTATAATCCACAACCCGGCCAATTTGTCATGTGCGTCTAACGCGTCAATAATGTCATCCTTATACTTTAATTCGTATACCATTTATTCTTCTCCTTTCAAAATATAAAAAACATAGGCTCTGTGCCCCCACTATAGAATCTGTATTTTTTGCGGATAAAAACAAAGAGAGCCCGTAAAATCAGACTCTCCGGAAATTTACTCGTCAACTATTGTCATATAACATTTACCACCGTTTTTATTAACCAGAATAAAATCACAACTTTCTTCGTCGAAACATCCTACTACTCGTGGTCTTTTTGTTTTCTGATGCAATCTCCATGTTAACGGTGCTGCGTGTACGTTTAACGCCTCCGCGATGAACTCATCATAACTTCTTGGGTCGGTTTCACTTATCTCGTCCCAAAGCTCGTTCAATTCCTCCAAAAGTGGATTCGTCAAGCTTACATACATGTTCCTTAACAATGGATATAATGTTTGTGCCACGAATTTGTCGTTCTCATCCCAACGACCCTCAAACTGTAATTCTCCCTTGAATGTATATTTGTCGCTCATGTTGTCCTCCTTTAGTGTTAAGTGTTAATTTCCATTAAAGAACTTGTATCTATTGCGGACGAAAAAGAAAAAGAGGCTGTTAAGCCTCATCGCAGAATTCGAACTTTCCATCGAAGATTCCGTTCTTTCTTAACTCCTCTTTTCTTTCGTACTCATAATTAATCTCGTCGAATTTGGTTTTAATATCAATCGTTGTTCTAACTACTTCTCCTAATGCTATAAGCGGCACAACTACTGACGTGCTTATCACGGTTGTTGCTGTGTGGTATCCCACAGCCTTACCAATTGTAATCGCTTTATGTCCAGTCTTTGTAATTTTATCGATAGCTCTCATTTTAATTCTCCTTTTTTCAACTAACATTAAGTTTTTCCATAATAGATCGTGCAATTTTTGCGAAAATTACTAAAATATCATCAAAAATAAGGCTAAAATAGACGAAATCGCTTGTAAGCTCATGAGAGCCTGCTAGAGCGATTTAGATGCTATATCGACCAGTAGGTTCTGTTTCTTTTTAACTCGCCTTATATCGCCTCTCAGAGCGTCGTTTTTCAAGTAAACCCTAAAATTTTGCCAAATATCACAAAAACAAAGAGAACCCGTAGAATTTTACGAGTTCTCCGTTCTGATAACTACTTTTCATTCAGAAGTTCGTTGTATTTGGTTAGCAACTCGTTATAATTATCACCAACAATTTTTAGAAGCTCTTTCTGAAATTCTATAACCGTTGTTGCCTGCCCGATTTTGTATCCGCCGAACATGGCTGCTCCACAAATCACTCCGACACATACCGTTTCAAAAATTTCAGGATTCTCTTCACAAAATCTTTTGCTTTTCTTACGAGTTTTCCCATAATAATCCTCCTTAATAATTAGATGGTAGTTCTCCGTTAAAGTCCTTGTAAACTTTGCTATTCGTCTGTAACCTGCTTCACACGAAGTAATATCTTGTCTGAGCTTTTGATCATTGCAAGTTTACCTTTGTCTACTTCAAGGAACATGTAGTCTGTACCGTCTTCGTCCGTAACCATTTTTAAGGTTCCGACAACTCCAATCTTTTTATCCTTTCGAAAATGTCGAACTACAATAATTACAGCAAGAAAACAACAAAATAATGCTCCGCCAATAAACAGCCACGGAATGTAAAATATCATCTCTACTCTCCTCTCATGCTAAGAAGCATTTCTGCTCTCTTTTTCGTTTTCTCGTCATACTTAAAGTCAAAGCCCGTACTCGCATCAAAGTCTTTAAAGTCCTCGTAATAAGGGACTTCCTTTGAAATATCAGGATAAGACTTTTGAAGGTCTACAAGCTCTCTTGCCCACTCAGACCACTTCGAATCCTCCACGATACTGTCGTCAAGCTCGTAGTAAATATAAGAGTGCAGGTGGATCTGTCTTCGTCTCTGAAGGATCTTGTGATAGACCTCTTCATCTTTGGTTGGATAGATCGCTATTTTCTGTTTTGTCAATTTTCACCTCCGGGCTTTTTCGCCAATACAAAAATATCATTTGTTCTCGTCGGATGCGTATGAAAAGTCAAAAGGAGCTGCTACGAATATAACAACTCCTCGTCGATTCCTATTTCGCGTCTAATGAAACGTAAACCTGATTATCTGTAACACTTACGAATACCTCAACCGTTCCGATTGTTTCGTCGAACTCAAACTTGTATTCGTATCCATCGTACTTTGTATTTGTAGGCAATGAATATGCTTCTCCTTTATCGCCCGAAAATACAGCTACGCCTATGGAATTATCGAGTTCGAGATCGAACACCTTTACCGTATACGATATTCCCGTGTCATTGTAACCAATTTCCATTTCATTTACGTCTCGTGGAACTGCTAAAAACATAATTTCCTCCTTTTGATCTAAGCATTAGCTTTCACAATAGGAGGCGTATTATTTGCGAAGACCACTCAAAATATAAAAAAACTTACGGTAGTACTCGTAGTATTCATCTCGTGAGCAGGGAAGACTCATACGAGCATTAAGTTTGTCATATGGAAGATTGTTCGTAACGCCCTTGAGTACAAAGCTTCCTATGTGTCCGTTTGGATCAGTCTGAATGACCGCGTCAGATATCATCCTGAGTCGTTTTCTAATCTCCTCTCTTCTAATAGCAGTCTTTTCAACCGAGCTTTCATTCGTACCAGTCTCGGAAATATCTATCGGTTTTGATTCGGCCTTATACCCGTCCAAAGCATTGAGTTCCTCCTTCCACTCTGGTACCTGCATACAGAAGTGCTTCAGCTCGTAGTAACGATGCTTGCTGATCCAATACTTATTCTTCTTTGATACCTCTGGTCTAATCGTTGTGCTCATGTCGTTCTCCTTTCCACAAATATCCCGTCTCCTCATATAGACTCTTTGGCGAGATGTAATAATTGATTCGTCCGTACCTGCTTCCAAGTTCGTTAAGGCTTGTGATCTGTTTTCCTTCAAGAGTAGCTATGCCGATTGGAAGCCAGCCTGATATAATACCAGCTCTTACCCACGAAGGATCTTTACCATAAGCTTTCGCTGCAATGTGTACCGGGACAGATCCTTTTACGAATTTGCCCATAAATATCACCTCCTTAACAAGAATTGTAGAAAGTTTGGGAGACAAAGTATAGAATTATAATAATCCAAAATTATTGATACGATTAAAGTTTAGAGTATTTGTGTTCGTACTTTGAATGTTTTTGCGTCTTTCATAACCTTTCTCTTTTGTTTTTTTGTTGAGAGAAACTCGACGATAATTCCCTCGTCACTTGGCTCTTCCCCTACAAGTACAAAGTCAATATCATGCGTTTTTAGAATAGGGAGAAAATAATCAAGATCGTGTTCGTTAACAAGAACCTTTGTGAATCGCTGTTCTGTCTTACCTTCGAATATCCTTTTGATCAAATTCATAGTGTACTCCTTTCTTCTGGTTAAAATATAAAAAGAAAAAGAGACCGTTAATTGGTCTCCGTTTCTGGTTCCTCCATCCAAATCTTCTGTAATTTATTCGAATACTTTGTTTGTATTTCCATACTAGCTTCCCACATTCCGATAAAAGCTGATACGCTCATGTAGATCGGTGTTCCAATTGCCACCGCACCTGCCCATGCCGCTGTTTTACCGACTTTTGTTGCTGTCTTTTTAATCTTATTAGTATTCATTGTTTTCTCCTTTGTTATGATTTGAAATATTCTTCTCATAAGAAACCTTGTAAATTTTGCGGAAAATATAAAAAGAAAGAGAGCTCGTAAATCTATACGGCTCTCCGTCTGCCTCAAATGCTCGACAAAGCTACATCAATGCCGAACCGCTTAAGATCCTGTTCAATATTAAGCATCTTACCTTTATTTGGTGTCCTGAACTTTATCTTAACATAACTGCTTCCGACCGCCATATCTGTTACCAGCGCGTCGTTATATGTCAGTATGATTAAGATAGATTTGTATTCATAACAATACACCCAAATCTCTGCCTCCTGCGGCTTCATATCGTTCACTATTTTCTTAAGCTGTTCCATTTTTGTCATTTTCGTTCTCCTTTCAATACGAACATTTATTTGCATAATAGCTTCTGCAAAATTTACGAAAAGAAAAGAGCGCTTGTACATCGTACAAAACGCTCCGTTGTTCTTATCTATCAGCGTAGATTTTATGTACTACATATTTCCAGTCTCTGTACTGTTCTCCTCTGAATGGCCAATTCGCTTTTCTATAAACATACATCATACCGGGTGTCGATTTACGTTTGCAGAATTTCTCGTCTTCGATTGTCGTACCTTTAATCAATTTGAAGAATCTCTCACATTCCTCTCCATTCACTCTGATATATAAATGTTTCCTAAAAAGGTTTGGTTTCTTAGCCATAATATGCTCCTTTCACAAAAACTTTGAAAATATGCCTTTCATTATAGAATCTGCATATTTTGTAAAAAATCAACAGGACCCGTAGTACCTTTTTCTTTTTAACTCGCCTTATATCGCCTCTCAGAGCGTCGTTTTTTTCGGCTGTTTCGTGAAAATTTGGCTAAATATGCTATTATGTAGGAGTAAGACAGAAAGGAGCGATTTTTATGGCGAAAAGAAAGACAAGACGGAGAAGGCTTCCAAACGGGTTCGGACAGATCAGCGAGATCAAGGGTCAGAATCTTAGAAAGCCTTTTCGCGCAATGGTTACTGTGGGAAAGAAGGAGAATGGGAGACCAATTTGTAAGATGTTAAAACCAGAAGCGTATTTCGAAACCTATAACGAAGCATACGAAGCCCTTCTCAAATATAACCAGTCACCAGAGGAACAGACTTCTGATATGAAGGTAATAGAGCTTTGGGACTTGTGGTCTGAGTGGTACTTTGAGAGAATTGAGGCTAAGTCTGCTAATAACTTAAAAGCAGCCTGGAGATACTGTCGTCCCTTGTATGAATCAAAGGTAATAGACCTAAGACCAAGACAGATCAGAACTTGTATAGACAGTGCTTACAGGATGGTTGGAAATATAAAAAAGGAGGCTTCGGATAACACAAAGTCGCGTATGAAAATTCTTTTCAATATGATGCTCGATTACGCGGTTGGGTATGGCGTGACGGATCATAACTATGCAAGAGATATAAGACTTCCTCTCGTAAAAAGACACCATGTCGAAAAGCCTCATATACCATTCAGTAAAGACGAGCTTCGTATACTTTGGGATCATACCGACATGCCGTTTGTAAAAGTTATCCTGGTTAATTGTTACTCTGGTTGGAGACCTCAAGAGATGTGCCATATGAGAAGGTCAAATGTAAATATAACAGACTGGTATTTTAAAGGAGGAATGAAGACTGATGCCGGACGAGGACGAATAGTGCCTGTACATTCGAAGATTAAAGAATTTGTGTCGGAGTTTTACGAGGATTCTCAAAATATAAAAAATGAAGTACTCTTTACGGTAGCTCATACTCAGACAGGAGAGACGATTCCTATCGACTCGTACTTTTCCTACAGATACCACTTTTCGAAGGTTATATCAGATCTCAAACTCTCTCAAGACCATCGTCCGCACGACTGTAGAAAGACGTTCGTAACGTTGGCTAAAGAAGCTCGTGTGGATGAATATGCCATTAAATATATGGTGGGTCACAAGATTTCAGATATAACCGAATCCGTTTATACTACAAGGAGTCCGGAGTGGTTCCTACAGGAAATCGAAAAAATAAAAGAGCCTGTAGGAATAATGTATAAATAACCCGCGTTGGGAAACTGTTACATACTTCTAACAGACTCTTATGGCGTTTAAGTTTCAATAAGCGATTTTACAATTCTTAGGAGTTCATCCTCCTCCGCAGATACTGCCTAGTTAGTATTTGGAGTGGACGAACTCCTAAAATGTAGGAATAATGTAGGAGTGGTCTGTTTTATCGACTTTTCTGGAATTTTCACCCTGGGAAATTTTGGAGAATTTCGAAGGGTGGTTACTTACTTAAAGTGTCCTTTAAGACTGATAATCAAAAGGAGCTTCCCAATTTTGAACTGCTGGGACGTTATTATCGTTGCTCAATTTCCATCCCTTAATTTTTTGGGACGCCCGATCAATCAAACCGAATGTTATCGTCTGATTAGCAAACCAATCAAAACTAGTAACGAGTAATCCTGTAGCACTACCATCAACGTAATCAACACCGTCATAATGAGTGTGTCCAGCAATCGCACAGAGCAGATCATCGGAACAATTTGTAAAATCATAACTAATTCCAGAAACAGTTCCTGTTGTTCGGTTCTTTCTTGCGTTCCACAAAGCATTGAGCAACGAAGAAGAATGGATGATATACGTCGGTGAACTTTTTGTAATTGATTCACTTGTAATAGGATCAATCGCAAGAGAACCGCCCATTTCGAGCGGAACATGGGATACGATAACAAGATCGTGTCCGGTGTCTTCAGACATTTTATCAATCACCCACTGTAAATGTTCATTTGAAATCCAGTACCATTGATACCCAGTGATACCAGTAGTTTTATCGGCATAGTCCCAAGACGCAACCACAAGGTACTTAACACGGAGCCGATCATCATAAACCATCATAAAACCGCTGTTGTCTGGATATTTTTCCGTGCGTAAGCCAGTGCTTATAAAGTATGGATTATTATACTGCATTGATGGTAAAGTACCAGAAACAGCAGTAGACACCTCACCCTCATACCAAGTATCATGATTGCCATAAACATTAATCTGTTTATCCTTTGGAATGTCTTTAAGACATAACAAAGCGGCTTCTAAAGTGGCATTTCTAAGTAATGGATTTGCGTTAGTGTTATCGTCTTCCCAATGATCAACAACGGTATCACCAAGGTTAAAAATCGTACTAACCTCATCCCAATTAACAAGGTACGAAAGCAGGTCAAAAAGTCCTTTGTTGCTTGCGTTGAGTCTTCCATGTTGATCTGTGTGGACTATGAACGGAACTTGTTTATTGTCCCCGGCATATGCAGTCCCCCACTGCACAATAGCGTTCTTCATTGCCTGTGCATACTCCAAAGTAACCCCGTAACTTGTTCCTGCATCGTCTGGCAAGTCATAACCAAGAACCGTTGTTGTTACGCCCTTATTTTGATTACCGATATCAACAGCGTTTCCGTTTCCGTCAAAATACATTAGTAAACACCACCTTTCTGATTGATGTTTTTCATCCCGGCGTATGGCGAAAGTGAACCCGCGAAAATGATGTTGCCGCTGTTTCTGAAATACGCATACGATTTCTGGATGCTGTCCGTAAAGAGCGTGAACCCGACATATGCATATGTTGCTCGTAACTCCATCTCGTACTCAACGTTCTGCCGCCCGGAGTTTGACATGTTCCAACCATTAACGTGCGTATTCTCTGTGTTCTTGTAGTCAACAAACGGGTCACCTGCTGACATTTGTGTCATGTCATCGACAGCCATATAAACAACAACATGAGTTGCACCTGCTTCGATTGGGTAGTACTCTGTAATGCTTGTGTATTGGTCGTTTGCTGTACCACCGCTTTGCGTTATCCTTTCCGCCGTTTGCGTTACAACAAGTTCGCCTGGGTATATAAGATAACGATTTAAGAACATAATGTCTTGCGCTTTGTTTGTGTTGTACAAAGCAGCACGCAGTATTCCGACAAGCAATTCACGACCATTTTTGTTTATGCGCCCCAAGTCCATCGCATCAAACGCATTGATTTTGCGGAGGTTCGTTTTGTAACGTAAATCAAGCCAATCAAAAACGTTTGCAGGATTACCACCCCATTCCAAACGAAAATGCGTACCAGCTTGCCCTAATAACCATGATGTTATATCTCCGGTAGATGTTAACCGATTTCGTCCGACAAATGTATATTCGTTGTTTGCGTATGTATACCGATGACAATACAACGAACCGCTCCTCACCCCGATATAAAGCAATGCAACGGTTGCTTTTTCCAAATAGTCTTTTGTTCTACAATAGCTTATTGACGAAATATTTTCGCCTGACGAACTTATTTCGCCCATTTCAAATTCGGGATATATCTTTTCGTCAAAAGCATTTGCAGCGATATGGATTGTTTGACGTGTGTCACTTATTTCTTTTTTTATATAGTCTACCTTGTCTGGAAGTGTATATAGCGAATTTTCAAGAAATGCACACAATAAAATATCGGCTTCAATCTCTGTTGCTGTAATGTACAATCCGAACGCATAAATATCCTTCTCACTTGTCCCGGTATAAGATGATCCCATAATAAGGCGATCGTTTGTTCCATCTGTGAAAAATGCGTATATTTGCGTCGCACCCGAATATCCAGTTTGTTTTACTGTGAATGTGTCCCCGGCGGCAACATCAAAATATAGCAAATCAGATTCTGAACTGTGTCCAGAGCCGGCATGTTTCATAATGTGCCTTTCAGCATAACCAAACCTTCCCCTGCTCAAAGCACTCTTTAAGTCAGTAACATCATCCTCTAAATCATCAACCCCCTCGACATCCTCTCTGACCGCAGGAGCTAATTTAGCAGCAGTAATCGAGTTATCCGCAACATTCGTAACCGCCTCAGGATGTTCCTCAAACCAGTCATCTACAGCCTCTCCGACATCTCCGAGAAAAAACATATCGAAGTTGTCATACGTATCGCCGTTCTTAACATTTAATGATTTCTTTTTAATATTTATAGGCATTAAAGTCTCCTTTCTACTCGAGACAAATTAAATATAAAAGAAACGTGTTGGGCGATGTGTGATTTACAGTGATTCTGAAGGTTTCAGAACTCAACGTTTCTTTCGTTAAAGCTAACGTCGCCGGAGAAGCACCGCTGATAATTTGCAGCTTATTAGTGGTTACGGATTCATTCTTACTCGCCCCAATAAGATAAACTCCGGCATTGGTATAAACCCCGTCACTACCCAAGCCTGTGATAAGAAGATAGTTGCCAACAGGAAATTCATGCGTTATTCCACCATTGTTAATAACCGTCTGAGTTAGCTCGTCTGTAAAATTGTAAAAGTTGTTATTCCCTCCATGGTTTCTAATCTCATCCAAAGCATCACCAACAACTTTTGAATTAGCTGGGAGATCATCTGAATCTAATCCCTCGGCCATCTCGATAATATCATCAACCCCGTACTTATACTCGCCGCCGATTGTCCAGTCGATCCCATTCCAAAAAATACTAGTGTCCTTTTGTCAACAAACGCTCGTATTGTACGAACAACTTATCACCGTCACATTTCCGTTTGCTGTTGCTCTAAAATTAGGTGCCGATTCTATAAAATAAGTGGACAATACTAATTCGTTACGACCATCTGATGAAAAAATATGACGAATATACTGTCCCATTTCAATGTATAAAGCTCCCGTGAACTGTATTTTAAGAATAGCTTTTGACAAAAAAGGAGTGGTATTTATTTCTTTGTATATTGATTGCCCATTAGCAAGACTAAGAACGGTGTTTGAAACCGTGCCCTCGTAGTTAAAATCAGAAAAGTTGGTGTCTGCATAATAGTTGCCAAGATTTCCATCAGTAAAGTATTCAACATCCCAACCGGTACCACTGTAGTCAAATCCCATCTCTAATAATTTATTATTAGTAACTGGACTTTGATATGCTCCGGCAAATCCAATCAAACACCCTTCATCGTGTACCGTTTTAACAACGGTCTTTATTTGTTCGTCCGATAGACTTGATATTGTTTCTGGAGAGAGCGAGTACATAAAAGGGGCGCCCATGTTTTTACATATGCTTTTTACCGTATCGACATCTGAAATACCTGTATATAACTGCATGGCTCCATCAAAGAAATAGCGTGTCGCATAATAGGTTGATCCTATGTATAAAACAAAATTATTCCCTACTATCGAACGAATGACATCGATCTGATTAACATCGTATGCGTACATGATAAACGGAATAATATTATATTTTTTACAAGCGTATAACGCTTCCTCCAAATCTGTGACCGGAACTTGATATTTTTCATATTTACTACGATACACATACTTTGTTTTAAAATCTTCATAAGACACGTTCTCAAAACTAAGATTAGAAATATCAGTTCCGTCTAAAGCTTTTAACTGATTCCCTATTTTCCCCGAATTTCCGTGCATAACTACAAACTTCCCAGACGTTGCGGTTTTATGTACGTTTAACTCGACCATCTTATACCCTAATCTGTGAGCAATTTCTATATCGAATATTGATTGACAAGGAATAGTAGGTTCATTCGACTCAATGCTGTCTATAAATATATGGCTACAATATTTGTACCCATTAAATAATACGTTCCCAAGAGCCTGTGCGTTTGACTTTTTTTTAATTGTTTCTTTTATACCGTTGGTCTTTTCGTTAATAGAAGAAACATCACAAAACGTCTTGTAACTACGAACGGACACGGATAAACCTATATCATCTTTTGTTGTCGTGGTTAAATCAACGTCTGCGTTGTTAACCACACGTTTTATCCCAATAGCAAATTTATCACAATAGAGTTGTCCGGAAAAAGATGTTTTCCAAGACGTTGATTTGCGAGTATTTCCGTTGTAATATTCAGTTAAACTAAACTGAAAACCTTTTTCGGAATCAACGCTGATACTAACATAAGGATTTGCATATTCAAACAAATCCGTTACAGCTCTTTTTACGTAATTTTGATCTGAACGCACCCCTAATCCGTTTATGTATCCATATTCGATATTTATTTCGTTTACGTCTAATGTTTTTTCAAAATAATTATTTAATTTATCAGACTCATCCGAAATCAAAATCGTAGGCTTAAAAGGAGAATCGTCATTATGAAGCGTTCTACTTGTAACAAGAACTTTATCACATCCATCTGGAATATCCGCTTCTGCCCACTGCACGTCCCCATAAGCTGTGCTTTGCACTGAATGAGAACTGTCATAAACATCGTTGGAATAAAACGCTATAACTGCCGGGTCTTTATTATATAAAGATGACTGGACTTTAATATGTTTAAAAGTAGGATTAGTAAATTCGTATACATTAAAGTATGATCCAGCATCCGTTAACGCACCTGTAGCATATGATACATATTTTTTGTTATACACGTTGTTTGTTTTATAAAAGCCGTCAATGTAATTTAATCTTGTTGGGATGTCCATGCGTTTGAATTTGCAATTAGAAGCAAACTCTGTGATATCTGCTATTTCAGATGTATCTTCGGTCTCTCTCATAATTATAACGGAAAATTTTGTTCCTTTTGGAACAAATAGCTGTTTACGCTGTGTTGTCCCAGCATTATAAGTGCCATCTGTATTTTGTACAGGAACATACGCCTTAAATCCGTCAGAAATAAACAACAATATATCCTGATCAAACGATATAAAATCCTTGAATGTTACTCTGAATTCCTGTGTTCCAAGACTACTTCCATAATTAGAACCGTGTATTAAAGTGGCATTTGTAAAAAAAGATTCGTATTCAGTTTCGCTGTAAATAATTGCACTCTTTAAGTTAGTAACCTCGTCCCCAACCTTAACTTCTACCACCTGGCTCGCATTCCAAGCCCCAGCAGGATGAGCGGCGTTAAACCGATACAGAAGTCCGTTATAGTTTACATAATCACCAACGGAATACGCTGTCAATGTGGAGAATTCGTTCGCAATATTTGGATCGTTTAACCGATATTCGACTCCATTTTGATTTATTTCACTAAGTCCATAAGCCATATTTTATCTCCTCTTACTTGTTATGTATTACGAGATTAAACCTTGTGCGGGAAGACTGAACCCGTATTATGGCGGTTCCATCTAAAATCAGCCCTTCGTAAAAGTATAAAAAATGAGCCCTTACCAGAATCGGTAAAGGCTCAGTATGATTTCTATGTTGTATGTGTAACTACATTTAATTTGTATCTCGTTCCGTCGACTTGTGTTGTGGTGATGTCAACTTTAGCAGCATCAATGGCGCTCTTAATGCCGCCACTTTTTACAGCATGAGTACTATTTTCGGTAGGAACATCATCATACGTAGCCTGATTATAAGCTTCCAATATCTCGTCCGAATGATCGAGCGCGTTCGTAAGTTCTCTAATATCAGACGCAGAAATCGTAGCCCCGTCAAGAGCAGCTCTTTGTACGTCGAGATAGAACGTGGCGGTTATCATCTTGCCTGTCTGATCGGTAAGAGTGATCTCGTATGGCTGTCTTCCTGCTACAGCTGTCATCTGTTCAGTAAGAGTTACGGTTACGGTGTTCGAAGACACTGTGAAATTAGCGGAAGCAGAATATCCATTTCCGTCTGACTTAGTTCCACGAACAGAACAGTCCGTCCAATTTCCGACATTGAGTATGCCACGTCTCGTATGCAGTTTAAATTCCAAGGTGGCATCGGTCTGATACTGCTTGACATGAACGATCTTCGGTATGCCACCCGGGGTAATATCCAGGTCAATTTTGTATGTTACCATATTACCTCCTTGGTATGTAAATAAAAGACTACTGAGAAGTGAAAGGATGAACGAAAAGCTTCTCAGTAGTCTCGCCCATATTAAAGGTGTGTGCTAATTTAGAATTTGCCGGTATTAAGTCTCTCCTGAAGCTTACGGGCTGTCTCCGGACCGAAATATCCGTCAACTCCTGCTCCGATACGCTCCTGAATCTTCTTAATTGTCACCGGTCCAAGCTGGCCGTCCTTTTCAAGTCCTACAATCTCCTGAATAGCGTCTACCATAGGTGAGCCATAGGAACCATAGGTTACAGACGTAAGAGCTATGTGGTACTTTTTAAGACTTGTGAACTGGCTTGAGATCACACCATCTACAGGAGTCTTAAGAATATACTGCCATGCTTTGATCGTGTTATGCCCGGCTATCCCGTCGACCTTAAGAGTACCCGGTGTGGAAGTAACAACCGTCGAATAATTCGCAAGAGTCACTCCGTCGGTAATAGCCTTCTTAAAGTTAATCCATTTTGAATTATCTGTACCAGTCATTCTAACCGGACAAGGCTTACCCGATACATCCCAGTGTCTAAGGATCGTCTTAGCGTTTGGACACTTACTCTGAATATACTTCACGAGTTCCTTTACTGCCGCGGTCTGCTGTACGGAAGGATCTTTGTCTACGTTGTCACAAAGTTCGATGCTTACACTGTTGGTGTTAGTGCATTTCTTGTAGTAACTTGCCGCACCATACTTGCTCGTTACAAAGCCTCCCACGGAATAAGCAGCTCTCTCAAGTGCTATAGACTGACACACGTCTCCGTTCTGAGATACGAAGAAGTGAGCTCCGGCATTTCTCGTTACACCGTTTTTAAAGAAGTTACAATTGTTCTTAGCCGTGTCTCCTTTGTTAGCGGTGTAGTGAATTACAATGTAATATATGTGTGAAAGAGATCTCGTTCCGCCATAGCAAATAGTCTTTGACGGTATATATGGATAGCTCATTTGCGATCTCCTTTCGTAGCGTTTACGTGTTCTCTACACATTGCGAGTTTGGAATCACTAACTCCATAAGTCGTAGGATCAACCACAATTCCAACACTCACTAAAATATCTATTAATCCTAATACAAGGTTTGTTGTCATATCTTCACTGACCGGTGGGACGATTTCAAATATCCCAAGAACGGTGTATACAAAGGTAATCACACAGGCAAGAAGAGAAGTAAGCGTAACCTTGTTCTGAAATCTGAGTTTCCAGTTAATCATTATCGCACCTCCAGTTTTTCTATCTCGCTCATAGCTGTGTGAAGATGTCCATTCCCCCCAAGCTGTTTGTAGGAGTCGTACATCTCTTTAACTGTGTCTTTGTCATCAAGGGAAATATAACCCTGTTCCAAATATTCTTTGGTTAACTGTTTTACCCGATCGATCATTAATACTTTGAGGGCTTCGGTCTGGGCACTCATCTGTTCCGATGACTTATCTTCCTTCTGCCATTTTCTTTGCAGACAAGAGTTAAGAATCACCATAATTCCAGAACCGATACCCGCCCCCAAAATCCCGATAATAAAATCCATGATTTCCATAAATATCAGTCCTTAAAGTTTATTCATACAACTAATAATAGTTTTACGTTCTTCGTCTGTAGCAGCCTGATCAAGCATTCTTTCAAGGTGCTGCATTGTTCTTGTTCTTGAATGGTCTGTGTCGTCTGAATGACTCATATAACGTCCTGTGTTCATGTTCCTTGCCTGGTTATCACGAGTATGCATAATCATTCCATCAGTATAAGTTGGATCGTGATAAGGAACTCTTGTACGGTCGTAATAGCTCATCTGACGATTGTGAGCTAACTTCTCCGGATTATCTTCGTAATCCATGTAATAAGCGTAGTCGTCGTAGCTTCCTGCTTCGTCCATAGCGCACATGGTCTGAATATCTTTAATCACATCGTATGCTTCGTAAAGAGCGTGGAGATCCTGCACGTTAATATCATTTCCTGCGGTAAGCTGCTCGATCTGGTCAAACAGAATCCGCTTTGTGTTATCCATGATTCTCTTATCTCTATCGTCGAATTTTCCCATGCAGATCACCTCCTTATCGTGTCGGGTTTACTTTGACACGAAGATTACGTACGTTTATTGGTTCAGCGGTTACAGATGTGTTAATTACTGAAGCGGTGTAATCAACGGTTCGAGGAACATCAATGGTCATACCGCCTGATACGTGGTTATACGCATCCGCAACAGTCGGGGTGGACGCGCCGATACTGATAGGAATAGCCTGTCCCCCAATCGCAATAGCAAGATCGATCTCACCAGCAGTACCGCCTTCGGGAACCGCTATATTCGCCTCGTATTCAACGTCGTATCTTACAAACCGGTCACACGGAATTCTGGAGTTACCAGTCAAAGTGATCTGACCGGAGCCGTCACTATGAAACACCAATCCTCTGTTACAAGGGATTCTTGTATTCAACAGAGCCGAAGCGTTGTATGCAACTTCCTGTATGTCCGGATATACATACTCTGACATAAATATCACTCCTCAATTAATAAAAATAGCCCTGACCGGAACAAGGGGTCTGAGGCTGAAAGCTTCCGCGGTTGCATCCGTTTGGATTCTGTACAATATAAGCCGGTCTTGGAGTTGGATTTACATACTGCTCGATTTCGTTAGCAAGGGCTCTCTGACCAGCAGAAATCGCAGCAGTCTGAACATCCTGAGAAGACTGTCCACGAGAGAACATAAGCTCAGATCTAAGCTGTGCGATAATATCATCCTTAGCGTCCATCTTGTCCTGACACATCCGATCTTTGATGGACTGGAAGCCCGCGTTCATAGTGGTTACAAGGAGGTTTGTGTTATTGACACCCTGAGCTGTTACAGCCTGAAGAGCATCGCCTACAGCGGCTCTGTCTGCACAAGCCTCGGTAGCAACGGTATACTTGAGGTCTGCTGTTGCGGCACGATTATCACAGCAGCACTGGTTTACAGACGCCTGAAGAGCGTTCATAGCCTGCATTGTAGCAATCTGGGAGTTAAAGCTCTGCTGCATGTCTGCCATCTGACGAGCATTAGCAGCGATCTCAGCCTGTGAGAAACCATTTGTGACGGCGTTATTTAACGAGGAGAAACCAGAACACATAGCCTGCTGGTTAGCTGCGAAACCGTTTACCTGTCCAACATTAATATCACCAAGAGCACCCATAACAGCAGCCTGGTCGAAGCCTCTCTGAACTTCTGCTCCTGTGTTGGTGTTCATAATGTACGGAACAGCTCCGCCACCAGCATTAGCGTTTCCACCCCAGCCACCAAAGCCGTTGCCGCCAACAAAGGCGAAAAGGAATAAGACAATAAGCCACCAGGCTCCGTCACCGCCTCCCCAGAGACCGTTGTTTCCATTACCATTGTTTGTTACTGCCGCGATGTCAGCTGGAGACATTTCATTAGAAGTTATCATTTAGTACCTCCTATGTAAAAATTTGGAAATAGAAATATAAAAAAAATTAGAGGCTAATGCCAGAATTGACAAAAGCCTCTTTTTAACAACTCGGAAGCGTGATTGGAATTAAATATGCTTGAGAATTAAGCTTCTGAGTTGTTGTTAACTTGTTGTGTAATTTTGAAAAGTATCATAATTACTCGGTTGTGAATTACAAAGCTCGATGCATTTTTTAACAGCGTCTGGATTATCTAAAAACGATGAAAATAATATGGCCCACAAAACGTCATTAAAATTGTCTGATTCGTCAACAACGTGTTTTAAAAACTCTTTTGCGTCTTCGAAGTTCACACGCCACACCTCTTTCGACTATTAAAAGTCTTTTACTGTTTTAAAGTGTCCTTTTCAACGTTAAATATATTCAATGTAACAAATTCCACCAGTTGCAATCGATGTAGTTTCTCCAGTTGCCCACAACCTAACAGTTTCTTCTGAAATAAAGCCGACATCATTTACATTTATTATCTGTTCATCCCTAAAAGTGCCAAGTGCAGTTTCCCCGTAAACTGTATTCTCGTCTGATGTTCCTATATGCAATTGATAAGATGTGCTTGCACCACTAACTGCGTTTCTATGCAGATGTATTCTTTTGATATAACACCCCGTTGGCAAATCAAAATCCATATATGCACCTGACTTCGGGAATCCCGAGCCTTCTCTAAGAACGTTATAAATTTTTACTGTAGGCTGTATTTGTTGGTTCACCCTTGCCTTTATGTTCATGTCAAAATCATTTGCAGAATAATTTTCTCCTTGTGATAAAACAGAGTTCCCGTTCCCTCTAATCCTTGCAGAGTTCCCTTCGACAGAGCAGTTTTTCCAAATAACATGTTGGGAGATGCAATTTTCAAAGTTAATAACGGCACACAATCCTGATGTTACAGAAAAATTACTTATAGCGTGATACTTTAACGAACTCGAAAGCGCGCAATTCACGAAGTCTAAGCGCTTATTGCCCGACAGCATTACATGATATTGACCACTTGATAAACTGTCTGCTCTTCCGATATTGCAATCAGTAAATGCAATCTTTCCACTATCTACTTGTTCTGTTTCGCATATAATGAGCCTATGTTTATTGTGAAGTTCAAACCTCGTACCTATAAAGTTAATCCCCAAATTTGCAATGCCTTGATTTCCGCCATTAGGAAAATAGACTACCGCAGAAGAGGAATTCCCGTAGCAATCAAAATTTCCACCAAAGAATGATATGCACCCACCGTTAATAACTTCCAAAAGGTGGCTTGTACAATAAGCGCCTGATGCCACAAAATCAGTCGAAACACTTTGTGGATTATCTAATATAAAAGCTGTCTTGTGTGCTTCAAAACCGCACTGAATAAAATGATTCAGGTCAGCGTTGCCCGTTCCAGTAAACTTTGCAATTGTTCCAAAGATAAACTGACATCTTGTAAAACGCAGTTGTTTTTCCATGCCCGTTGAATACAGCAAAAATCCATTCCCATAAGTTGGATCATCTGCAAAAAAGCCTAAGTCGACAAATGTTATTCTTGGAAATGTTTCATCATCTGTTGAGTCATATAGCCAACATTCTGTATTATTAGTGAGCAGCTTTATTTGAGATGCATATTTCCCTTCGCCCGTCAGCATTAAACCGTTAAAGAATGGCACAACAGACGAATCTTGAAAAACTTTTGGTTGAACGGCATAGGTTCCTTCGGGGAAATGAACTCTGTTGACATTGTTTTCGGAGCAATACAGAAGCGCATCTTGTATTGCTTGACTATCGTCCGCAACTCCATCCCCAACAGCACCGAACATCTCTGGTGTTACATAGTCCTTGATGGTCTTCAGCTTCAAAGCATCTGCAAGCTTTGCTTCTGTGATTGATCTGTTCTGCACCGTAGTAGTCACTTCTGGATGATCGTTAAGCCAATCAGACACAGCTTGTCCTGTCTGCTCGTCGGTAGGAAGTCCAACGGTCGACCATACAGATCCATGACCTTCGTTCGATGCCGTTAAAATATATCCCTGAGTAGCTGTCTTTCCGTAATTTAAAGCACTCTTTAAGTCAGTAATCTCATCTCCTGTAACCTTAGCGTCCGCAGCCTCGCCGTCTCCGGTAAGAGTCTTATCGGTCACGAACGCTGTGGAATTGTATACGCCGCCATCAGCCCAGCTTGAGCCATTGTAGTAATACCAGTGTCCAGAAGCGTATCCGGATTCCGAGCCGGTATAGACATAAATCTTTGTTACATCGGTCATAGCGGAAGCCGTCGCAGCCCGTAAAGGAGATCCGACAGCCGCTTTTCTTGCATAAGTACTCTCAACCTCGGACTTCTTAGCATACGTACCCTCGATATCATCCATTGTAGGGACAAGTACGCTTTCGGTGTCGGGATCGATCCAAAGTTCAGTGTGCGGAGAAGTAGGCTCTGTGTTGGATACAACGATCATGTCTCCTACCGCCTTGGCATCAGCAGGCATACCTTCTTCGTCCATCGTAGAGCTGGTCTCGATAATGTCGTCAATGCCGCACTGATAGTCGCCGCCAATAAGCCATTCCGTGCCGCTCCAGAAATACCAGCAGCCGGTGATCATTCCTTCCTCGTGACCGGTATAAACATAGTATTTATCGTAATCGGTCATCTGAGATTTCGAAGAAGCTACATATTTCATGTGAGTTACCTCTTACCTTTCATTCCATTTTGAAGTTGGGTGGCCATCTGAGAAAGCTGCTGAAACTGCTCCTGACTCATCTGTCCGGAATTAAGAAGCTGCTGAACTCTCTGTCTTGGATCGCCGGAAAACGTGGATCTGAACTGGTTAAAAGCGTTCATAAAGTTCGCCATGTTCGCAAAAGGTCCGTTATTCACAGGAGCCGGTCCCGGACTGCCACCAAAAAGATTAAATATCGAGTTAGCCATTATTATTCACCGCCTTGTTATTCTTCTTGTTTGGTTTGATCATACTTTTAAGCTCAGCCAGTTTTTCCTCAAATTCAGCCCTTGTAAGATACGGGCTCATGTCAATCTGAGGTATCTGAGTCTGAGCTTGAGCAACCTGAGGGACTTCTACAGGCTCTGGCCGGCGTTCCTTATAGTCGAAGATTCTAAGCGGTTTTGCCATTCCGAGATTGTCTACGGTTTTGATGTAGAACACATCAGACTCTCTATCCATGATGAAAGCACTCTGTCCGGGTGGTACAACGAATCTTTCTGCTTCCTCCGTACCATTAACCCAGACTAACTGCGGCTGAGGAACTGTCGTAGTTGTTTGAGTCTGTGCCGGGTATGGAGCTGCTGTATACGGATACGTCGGTTGTCCGTATGGATTATAGTACGCCATAATATCACTCCTTTACTTTGTCGAGTACCAGAGCCTCGAGCCTTGCTATACGATCTTCTAAGTCTTGTATTTTCTTGGTCTGTTTCTGAACTTTGGCTGTAAGCAGAGCTATGATGTCGTTATAGTGTAAATATAACCGTTTACCTTCAGTGTCGAGCTTAACTAGATTTGGAACAACCTCTTGTACATCCTGAGCTATGAATCCAAAGCGATCTTCGTCGGTGTCTTTAAACTTATATATAACCGGTTTAAGATCGTCGATAAGATCGCCGTCAAGCTCGTAACGAATGTCTTCTTTAAAACGTCTATCAGAAGGAAACGGGCCGGGACCGGTTGACGTAGAAACGTACCACTCATATGATCCAGCGTGCATATGACAACCGCCCTTATTACTGTCGCTATTCCAACTTCCGTTAATCCAAATGTTAGAATCGTATTCTAATTTCGCTTCGGATTCTTTAAGCGTTACGTTTCGATCATCCTTCGAAATTTTTATTTCGTTGCTGTTTCCATACAGAACAACACCCTCTCGAGCCTTTGCCTCAAACGTAGAGTTGTTAGCTGTCACGTAATTGTTATCACCAGCTCGTATGGTTGTTCCATTAGAACTTGCTTTAATACGTTCGTACCAAGTATCATTAACCTTTGTCTGTAGGGTAAAGGTACTGTCTCCGGTATTTTCTTTAAAATACTTTGCAGACCGGTTGGCAATAGATAAAACATCATCTATCTCAGACTGATATGACGATGCTGTCCATGGCGTTATATGCGTAACTAGACCGTTTTTAACAATAATATTGGCCTTACCGAGCTGTACTTCGGAACCCGTATCACCCTGACTAATGCCACCAAACGGATTTGAATTCACAAGAAAGCCCTTATAAAATCTTAATCCACCGTTTCCAAGAGGATACCAGCCGTTAAGTCCTTCGTCGTATTTAGCGTCATCCCTAGAATGAGTTTTAAGCCAATCCTGATCCGACCACTCCCAAGGCGGATAAATATGAATGCCACCGACATTGAAAGTAAAAGCATTACTCGTTATCAGTTCGCCGGTACCACTTAATTTACCATCGACGTAGTCGTCGTTTAAGTAGAAACTCTGTGCTCCGGCCTGCATACGAACACCAGAATCAGTAGCTATGAAATACCTCAAATATCCTGGTTCCTCAACGCCAGCGGTTATTCGTTTTGTATTGGAGATCATTATTCCCTCGGTACTAACATATGTAGCGCCAACAGGTCTGCTTCCTTCTCCATATCCGATATAACCACCAACAGCGTCACCTGTTTGCTCTTCGAATACGCCCATAAGACCGTACAGACGTATGTATCTTGCAAGTAATTCGCCGGTAGTGATAAGATCTGCGTTTATACTACCGTCGCTTTTGATACCAATCTTGACGTCATTTCCATCGAAGAACCCAAGGCCGTTCATATTCCAACGCCAGAACCGTGTGGCCTGTGTATAGTCTTTGGTTTCGGTGAAATATATAGCGTCAGAATAACCGTCGTCACCCTCGACAATTGTAATCGTGCCGTTCGTACGAGAATCGAGAATCATCTTGGCATTCTCTTTTGCTCTCTGAAGAACCTTATAACCGGCCGATCCGATCTCTTTTAAAATATCCCCAGAAGTTGGAATGGCTCCGAGCTGATCGTAAATATCATTCGTATCATTACCAACAGAAGCTGTATACGAGTCTCGAGGTTTGTCTCCAAGAGTAAAAGTCGTGTTCTCTGGATGATCAAGCGGAATATCAAGCTTTGTAACCGGGAATTCGTGGTTCATACCGTGCGGTCTTGAGACAGCTTTCACACGATCAAGAAGCTGAATTCGATCATAATCAACATCAAGATAGTTAAGGTCAAGAGCATTAACGCTAAGTACCAGATTATTAAACTGGTAGTCAGACAGATACCATCTCGCAAGAGCGAGAAGCTTAGCTGGATCGTCAATATAATCCCAGGTTACAACCTTCTCAAGTCTTCCATAAGTCGCTACTGTGTCTGCGTTCTCAACATAATCAAGATTGTTATTAACTGTTCGTACACTTACTCGTTTCTCGATACCGTCAAGTTCACCATCTGTAAAGTGAGCATCGAACTCGTGTACTATGTGGTAAATATTCTTTACACGATACTGAACGTAAATATTAAAACCGTACGACTTATTTGAATCGATGTTCGCAAACGAGCATGTTCCTGTTACATCGTCGTGCTGACCGGCTTTAACAATCTTTGTGGCGCCATATCCATATAAGTTCCCACGATCAGGATCAACGAGGATCACTTCGATTTGATACTCGTAGTCGACGGTTGACGACGGAGGAGACCAAGTGTTATGGAAAGTAATGTCAAAGTGGGTTTCGTGTATCCGGGAACTTGTCGAAGTATAAACATTTGTATAAGTACCCTCGATTACATGATTACCGTGTTCGTCGTCAACCAGTATAGGAACAGCCATTGCCGCATGATAAAGAGTACGATAACACTGATACGGTTCCGGAAGCCAGTCCCAGGTGGTCGATCCAAGTTGTCTCCAAACTCCATCCGATGTGGTTCTCTTGTAATTTACATAAACGTTAATCCAGTAAGTACGATTATTATCAAGTCCTGTAAAAGAGCAATAATTCGTGAAAAGAACCGCATCTCCAGGATCAGCAGTAACCTCGTTTCCGTATTTAGTAATTTTGCCGTTTACAGGATCGTCAAGAATAAACTCCAGGCGGTAAATATAATAGCTATCCGTAGGAGCTGTGAGGTTTTTAAGATCCACAGCAAAGTCAACGTTGTATATGTTTCCACCAAGAGCGTTATAATAAACATCGTACGTGCCCTCGATTACCGGATTTCCGTACTCGTCGTCTGTTCGTATAGGCCAAGTTCCAACCCCGTGATTAATCTGTCTGGCACACATATACGGTTCCGGAAGCCAATCATAGTTTGGAGCCTCGGTACCGTTTCGTTTGGATTCAACGTAAGCTTCGTATCGGTACTTAAGATTTGGTTCGAAATCTCGAATCAGATAAGTCCAGGACTGGTTATTGGTAGCACCCGGTTCGAGCGTCCATACCTCACTGTGAGCAAACGCTGGAGCAAACCTCTCATCGGCAGGATACCTTGGATCGTAAAGGATCAGCACAATTTCGTAGTCATAAGAGCTGTCTCTCGGCACTCCGTGGTTAATCCATGTCAGATTAAACTCAACATCATACTGGTTGTTGTTCTTATGCCTTGTCTTTGTTATCTTACCCGTGATTCCGTCGTTTTCTGTTTCATCTTCCAGCTTCTTACCTCTTGGGTATATAACTGTTGTGAGCTCGGTTTCGTCCCAGTTTCTCGTGAAGTCTAAGAGGTTTACGCCAAAATCAATAATCTGCTCACTAAGATTCTGGTAGTCAGCAAGATAGTCCAAATATCTTACGCCACCGTCCTTACGAACCATTAAATGACCACCATATACGTCAAGAAGCGTATTCTTAATCACTTCCCATGTATTAGACATGTTGGCGGTCGTATTAATATCCTGATAATAACCAAAGTCGCCCGGATGAATCATCCAGTTAGCCGACACATTACCAAGCGTAAACTGTCTGTGAGAGTCTGCTTTGGCGTTATAATTAGCTAAGACCGATCCGAGGAACTGGTCTATCGTCACATCATCATAAGCAGAAGGTGGCTGCAAAATATCATTCAGATACGCAAGCTCGCCTTCACAGGTAAAAGCGTGATTACCGTAAAAGTCGCTCTCTTCGCTTACAATCCTTCCAGACCAGATCTCGAGTCCGTTACGAACAACCGTGATTTCGGTTCTCATTCGAATGAGTTTACCAAATATCACACTGTCCGGAGTAATTGAAAAAGTAAAAGACCCCGCCGAGTTGTCAGCAAGGGTCAGTTTTGGGTTTATAAGCTTAAGTGTTGTATCCGGAGACCTGTCGTCATATATACAGATCATTTCATCCGAAATATCACTGGGCTGAGGAGGGCCGTCCTGCGATATGCTCGGATTTTTAAGCGTATGAGTCGCAAATACACCAAACATTAAAGACTTCCCTCCTTGTATTCAAATATCACGTTCGCTGTACCAGACGTGGTTTTAAGCGTAAGCGTCACCTCGTCGCCATACATGACCATTCGAGGTGCTCTGTTCTCTCCAAGCTCAAATATCTCTGTTACGTCAATGTGTAGAGTGTCGTTTACAAACTGTATACTCGCTTTATTCGTAACAAGAGCATCCACATCAATAATAGGAGTCACCGGAACAATTCCAAAGTGATCTTCATAGCTGGTAAGTGTATGAGTCTGAGCCGTCGTGGTGAGAGAATACTCTTTTTTCTGAGTCTCATGTGCCCACTTAAACGGCTCGACATTATAATCAATAGTTATGTTCGAAAAATGGTCACCGGACTTCCAGGCATTTACGGCAAATCGTCCTTCGTAATACCAGTCTGGATCGTCCTCAAGCACCATCTTCATCTTTTTTCCGTGCAGATAGTTTGAAATCTCCGAATAGACCTCAGCCCAGTCTTCGTGGTATTCAACCAATGAATAGGTGTCATTTACCACGATAAACTCGAAGCTTCCGGTACGATTAGAATATAACGGATAGCCAGTTAAAGCTTCGGTCATGTCTATCTGTCCATTCGCACCGGGAATCTCCACCGCCTGAGTTTTTGGTGACGGCGGAGACACCACTGGACGAGACGTGGGGATCAGATGCCAGTCTTCCCACGTATTTTTATCTCCAAAATCTATGGAATGATACATCAGATCCCCCTTTCATTCCTAACACGTAATCTTCCAAATGCCTGGTCCATTGGCTCAACGATACTTCCGACCAGAGTGCCAGTATCCATAACAATCTGAAGTTCTCTGATTGCATTAGCCATTTCGTGCATGTCGCTTCTTAGATCTGAGATAGACCTTACGACGTCACGGTTGTTTACAACTAGTCCATTTTGATTTCTTGAAAAGACTGAATTTGCCCCATAACTTGCGGAAGCAGCAAGAGCAATACTTCGGTCAGAATTAATCATCGAATTAAGGTCATTCACACCAGCCGACACATTTGACAAATCAAGAACCGGTCTGATCGTCGGATCACTGTCCATGCCGTTTTCGATGAGGTTGGTAATGCTCGATACGGCGTTTCTCATGCTGTCAAGCGTTCCTTCACCAAACTCATCAGCAGCATTTATGGCTTCACCAGCTACGGCACGAATACCATTTGCGAAACCGATTACGACGTACTTACCAAATCCATAAGTGACTTTGGATGGTGATTTTTCGTCGAAGATTTCGGCTATGCGTTTTCTAACCGCAGTGAACGTGTTGTCCGTAGCAGTCTTAAGGTTCTTAAATGTTTCTGAGTCTTCGATACCCCTTTTAAGACCGTTGAGAATATTCTTACCTGCTTCTGTGAAACCACTGACATCGATTTCTTTGAGTTTATCGATTATACCGTTGAATTTCTCTTTAAGAGAATCTTTGACGTTGTCGATACCACCCTTAATATTCTCGATGATCTCTTTGCCTTTGTTGAAGAAATCGGCGAGTTTCTCTTTAACAGCGTCGACTAACTGCTGAGCGATTTCTTTTATCTTATTAACGACAGCGTCGACCATGAACACAAGTCCGTTTATAAGACCCTCAATCAGATTAACACCGATGTCCTGAAATACTGTAGACGGTGAATGAATACCAAAGAATGTCAACACCGCATCGAGCATTGACCGTAACAGATTTAAAAGTGCTTCTCTCAACCGTATAATATTATCTTCGTTTCCAAATGCCGCCGCCAATCCTTCAATCAGATTTATTACTACGTTCCAGCCGGCCTGAACAATATCACCCATTTTCTGAGAGATACCGTCTATGAATCCTAATATAATGTTGACACCAGCCTGTGTGAAATCTGAAATATGCTCACCGAGATAGGTAAGGAGTGATAATATCATTGACCCAACAGAATCGAGTATGGATGGGAAATGTTCAGCCAGCTTGACCAGAAATTCATCGAGGAGCACCATGATGGTTTCCATAAGTTTCGGTGCTTCTTTCTGAATGAACTCTAAAATAGCATCTACAATCTTACCAAGAACCTTTATGATTTTAGGAAGTTCGCCGGCGATTCCAGTAATAAAATGTACTATAGAGTTAACAAAAGCGACCGCTATTGTAGGAAACAAATCAATCAACTCTGCCACGAGTGATCCTATCGCTCCCGTTGCAACGACAAGACCTGTCGCCAACGCTGGTAGTGCCGCAGCAAGCATTGACAATCCGACACCGGCTAAAGCCACACCGCTTCCAATAAGGGTTAACGCTGCACCAAGACCGAGAAGTACTGGTACTATCGGAGCTAATATAAGAGCGGCTGCTCCTAATACACCGAATGTGGCAGCAATACCAATAAGCCCCTTTGCTATTTCACCAATACTCATCTGTGAAAATGTCTTAAGTGGAACTAACATCATGTTTAATCCCTGAGCTATAAGGATCATCGCAATGCCACCGCCGATACTACCCTGCATGAAATTCATAGCAACGGTTATCTCAGCAAGAGCGACGCCCAATGTTATTAACCCCTTAGCAATCTCCGTGACACTCATTTGAGAGAATGTCTGAATTGGTTCGACCAACATTTTTAGAGCTTGAGCTATTAGAACAAGGCCAACGCTATCCATTACTCCAAACTCTTTAAAATTGGCTGTGTTGAGAAATATAACCAATCCGGCTAATATAGCACCGAGACCAAGTAAGCCCGTACCTAATTGTTTCAGATCAAGCTGGCCCATGCTTATAACGGCGTCAGATATCATTCTAATAGACTCGGCCAACATCATGATAGACAGACCGGCACGAATTCCCATGTCATCAAGACCGCCACTCTTGTTCACGGTGTTCATGAACAAGACCAACCCAGCGATTATTCCGGCGAAACCAAGTAATCCAGTACCAAGCTGTTCTAAATTCAAGCCAGCAAGATCCAATATAGCATCAGCTATCATCTTGATTGCTTCTGCCACAAATATAACAGCAAACGCACCCGCAACGTCGGCTTTGTATAATTTTCCTTTGTCAAGAAATAGAGTTAAACCGGCAAGTATTGCCCCAAAACCGACAAGACCTTTGGCTAACGACTGCCAATCGAGCTCTCCCATTTTGATAATAGCGTTGACCATTATCGATATAGCTATAGCCAACTCCATCATCATTGTTCCGGCAGCACCAGCACCGGCCATCTTTTTAACATCGAGTAAGCCTGTGATGTTCGCCATCATCTTCGAAAGCATGAGTGACAACAGACCCATTGCGGCTAAAGCGGTTGCTAATTTCTTGGAGTCCATAAGAGCTAACGCGATTAAAGCTCCTGCGAGAATCATTACCGCAGCAGCTATTTTTATAAGAATATTCACTTTTAAACTCTTCTGATAAATCTCGAGAATAACTCGTACCTGGTCGAGAGTCTTTCCGGCGGATTTAAATGCCGAAGCAAAGTCTGCGATTCCCTTACTTGTACTGTCTACCAAATCAGCAAACTTTTTAATAAAAAGGATAATCGCTCCGGTGTTAACCAAATCAACGAGTTTGTCAAAGTCAACATTCTTAAGCGATTTCGCAAAGTTAACAGCCAAGGTTCCAAACAGACCCATGAACTTCGATATGCCTGTGGCTATTAACGGAAGACCGCCGACAACAATATCTTTGGCTTTAGTAATAAGCCACCCTATTGCATCAAATATCAGCTGAACAGGATGTAGTCTCTCTCTAACTTTCTCAGAGAAGGTTTCGAATCCACTGAGATCGAGATCTTTAAACCGTTCTACAGCGTCTTTCAAACTGTCAACCGCTTTAGCTACGGATTCTTTAACCTCGTTAATATAAGGAACGGCTTCTTCGTCGATATGTCTAAGTTTTACTATTAGCTGTTCGATGAATCCTATAATTGCGTCTTCGGCAACTTTTACGTATGGAAGAACGGTGTCTGCTAACTCGCCAAACTTAGATAACGCTAACTGAACGCCATCAGTAATCTTGCTATCGACAATTCCTTTAATTGCGTCACGACTTGTATAAAGCTTCTCTCCAAGAGGTCCTAATTTGGTAAGGAGTTCGTCGACCAGATGCAACGCCACTTTAGCAACAGGCTCGACATAACCAAAAAGCGTCCCAAAGGTGTGAATAATAATATCAAGTACTGAGAATAACCCATGGAACGTCGATTTTATATTATTGATTTGCTTATCGCCAAGGGCGAATTTAGACGTAAGTTGCTGAAAACTCTTACTGATTTTAACAAGTTGTTCTGCGGTTGTCGGAGGAAAAATATCACGAAAAGCTTCTTTAATCGGCTTTACTATTGACAAAATACCGTTTAACGTATTCTTTATTCCAGCAATGGCCGCCGCTCTGCCTCCGAGTTCATCACTAGCCCAGCCGGTTAATAGCGCGTTTCTAGCATCCGACATTCGACTTATAAAGCCGTTTATAAAATTATAAATGCCGGTCCAAAGATCCTTGGCGGTATAATAATCGCCAAATACTATTTCCCAGGTCTGTGCCCATCCAGAACCAACAGATTCCCTTAGAGTATCCATCATCTGAGAAAAGGTTTTTACCTCGGTTGCGGCTTTAAAAGCTTTTTCTCCTAACGGATCGAGTTCGTTTGCGTATCGACCAAGGGTGTCGACAAGAACGTCAGCAGTCATCCATTGGTATGCTAATGACTCATTCCAATGCTGACTCGCGTTTATTACTCCGTCAAACAGCTTACCTTGGTTGTTCGTAGTAAGAATCGTGTATGTTCCATCTAAATTTTTAGCAAGCGTTCCAGCTTTTTCTCCTGCTTCTAGTAACGCTTCTTTGAATTCGACGGTGTCCATTGTGGCATATTGGATGGACTTCCAGTCAAGCAACTGAACGTATCCGGACGACAACGCCTGTGCAAAGTTGTACATAGCGTGAGACGCCTGTGTAGCATTTGCTCCGGAAAGAGCGGCTTCGTTTGAGATACCCTGAATAGCAGCAACAGCCCGGTCGAGATCTACACCAGCATTTGTAAATTTACTGATGTTAGATGTCATATCAGAAAACGAATATATTGTTTTGTCGGCATACGTATTTAACTCTTCGAGTTTCTGTTTTACAACATCCAGACCAACCGAATTACCGTCAGCGTCACGGGCACTGTTAAGAATGTTTTGAACGGAGTTTATTTTGAGTTCGTACTCGTCGAAACCATCCTTTATTGGGTCTATACTAAGCGACCTAATCATCTGCTCGCCGGTCTGTATCGCCTGAGCACCAATGCTTTCGAGAGCCCCGGTACAAATACGACCCATAACCGAAAAGTTATTGTTGACGCTATCAACCGCCGAAAGAAGGGGCTGAAGGTTGAACCCTTTTACAGAATTACCAACCTCGGAAAGTCCTTTGGAGGCGCCTTTAAAACTTAAAGCCGACTTAAGTTTATCAAGCGTTGACATACTCGTAGACGCATTTTTCTCGAAGTCTTTATTGTCGAACTTCATAGAGACTATACGTTCTTCGATTGTTTTGCTCATACTTTAGACACCTCCCTCGTTAATTCGTCAACCAATCGATCAAACACTGGTTGTAAAGCCGGATTTATGTAATCTCGACCCTCTATCCATCCGCCATTTCTCGTGCCGTGTCCGTATTGTAAGATCACAGCAATACTTACACCATCAACGACGTTAGAGTTGTAAAAGGAAAGGGTGGCCGAGTTCTTTTTCCAAGTAATTTTATAAGACCACGATCGAGCAGTCTCCCCTGTGTCAACCGGGGTTGCCTCAGAAAGAACTTTCACACCCTCTCTTCCGTATTTGTCAAGGATTCCAAGCCTCATTGTTTCTTTAAGTCGCTCGATAAATCCTCTGGTTTTTGTGAAATCTCCATCTGCGCTTAATGTGATCATCGATTATCCCTTTGTGTTAAACCGGGCTTTGTTCGCCTCGTTTATGGCGGCATACTCGTTTAAAACATCGCGCTGGCTTCTCTTCTTTGGCTTTTGATTCTTGATTTCACAGATTCTTATAAGTGTTATAAGCCTGTTCAAATGCCACTTTTGACATTCAAACGGGATTCGAAATGCCACCATCCAGTAATAAATCAGCTCAGCAGTCACCTGTTCACGACTTCTCCTTGCCGGGCCTCTGCTTTTTATCGTGGTGGCGGTGTGCGGAGAATTCATATAATCGGTTATCTCCTGAATGTTCTGTCTGGTCAGACAGTAGTAAATATTCGGATCGACATTCTGTGTGATCGTCATGCAACGGAAATAATCGATCAATTCTTCGTCTGTTTTATCAGCATTTGTCAGGAAAGGTTTACACCATTTTGATTCCCACTTGGAGAGTGAGACGAGAGAGTGTTCGAGTGTTATGGTTCGTTCTTTCATATAGATAAACCGCTCGTGTCTCTCGTCCCAAAACTCTCCTCCTGGAATAGTTATCGTTAACAAACTACTTCACCGAAGAAAGTTCCTGAGCCTTAGCTGCTGTTTCAGCCATGTCTTTCGGAAGTACTCCCGTGACAAAGTCGGCAGCAGCTTTTTCGTCAGTGATAAGCTCCATGTAAAGTTCGGAATATGCCTCTGTTGATGTAAACCTCTTTGTAATCTCAGGAGACTTGTTAAACTCTCTGCCATCTGCTGATTTTTCGCCATAAGAAGCCAGAATAAACTGTTTAAAAGTCTCGGCAATGGTCGGACCGTCCTTCTCAGAAACAATCCGGTTAAGCATCGCCGAGTAGCCACCCTGTACACCCATTTCCATTTCTGCTATTTCGGCTTTTGTCAGATTGAAGTAGAAATCTTCTTCCCTCTCGTTGCCGTCGAAGTCAGAATATTTAATGGTCTTTTTTAACATTGTTTTACTCCTTTCGTTTTAGATTATTAGCCCTGTGCGGTGAAGTGTGCGATGACCTGTGTTGGGGTCATGAGTCTCGAAGTAGCACCCTCGGCTTCTCCGCCATAGAGAGCCGTTTCAAATGACGTGAGTTTCGTAGCATTAACCTTTGTAGAGTCGATGATGATGTGAGCTGTTGGTTTGTAACCAGGGACTTCAACAGGAGTTGTTGAAATCTCCCACGAAAGAGTCATTGCTTCCGGGCTGTCATTGATAGTGTTGTAGTCTTTTGAAGACGGAGCAGCAGTACAGCCATATACAAGGTGAATCTTATAACCCTTGTTAGTACCATCTGTGTCGTTTCCGATCCTCGTGACATAACTGAACCCGAATGTTTTACGAGGCTGCTGAGTGACATAAACACCATCAGCCAGAGAAGCAGTACCGTCACATTCCGCAAACTCATCGGGTCTTGTGTAAGCTTCGACTGTTGCTGAGTAGTCTTCCGCGGAAATCATGTTCAGATACTTAATATTATCCGCCCAAAGAGTAGTAGTCTCTGCTCCAGACGGGTTCTCAGAAACACTGGTAAGACCGTTCCACGCCACACCAGTGCCGTAAGCGTTGTTGTCATACACGAAAAGAACGCCCTTCTCTACACCAGTTTCGTAGAAACGTTCTCCTACAGCATCCCATGTAAGTTTTGGCATATAGTACCTCCTAATAGAATACTCTAAATACAAAATGATTCAGGTGATCTGCTGCGTAAGCCCGTTCAAACGCGCAAAACTGCAAATCAGACACCTTATCTGCTATTACACTATCCGGATCTTTGTCGATAACCGTCACCATGTAAGCTTTGTTGTGTGCGTATCGGATGTTATCAGCCTTGAAATCATCTATGTCGGTCAGCGAGTATACGATAGCCGGATAGTGCATTTTAAGTGTCGCTGGGGGCTGAAAGTACACCTCAGTGCTCCCGAGAATATCTTCCAGAATGTACTGAAGTTCCACTCGGTCTCTGCTAGACATTGAACACACCCCCAAGCGATAAAATTAAACGTGGGTACTGGACCTCGACAGATGTAACCCGCCAGGCAGTACCCATGTATTTGACATATCTGATAGCATGAAAATTCTCAGTGACGAAAGGATCGGCGATAATACTGATCTGATTCGATATGGAAATATCTTCATTGACTTTGTTATCAGCTTGTAAGCTTCGAGTGTTTCTTATTACGTCTCCGGAATAGTACTGTTCGTGGTATACTTCAGCAGTAACCCCTCGTTTGTATTGAGTCGTGACCTCAAAGCCCTCTATCCCGGAAACGTCGAAACCCACGACTCCGTAAAATTTCGCCATTTTGAATTTTCTCCTTTAACTATGCAGTAACGTCTTCTTCCAGAACAATCGCAGAGTAAATTCTGGTAAGGGCACCAGACAGACGAGTCTCCAGCAGGTACTTCTCTTTGTTGAAGTCGATGTCGAAGTCGCTGAACTTAGTAACTTCGCCGCCCTTAGTGGAGCCAACCTGATAGTCTGCCAGATTTACAAAGATACCGAGCAGCTTCTTAGTCTTAAGAGTGTCGGAACCACCTTCGCTAACAGTAACTGTTCTGGTCTGGTCTTCGAACTGTTCAACAGTGTGGATGCTGTTGACGTTGAGAGCCCTTGCGAGATCTGTTTCAGAATCATAGATTCTTCTACCGTTGAGGTCTCTTGCCAGAAGCATAATGTTCAGCAGGTGCGGAGTGCAGAAGAAGTCTGGCTTACCGCTGCCCTTATACTTTTCTCTAAGATAGAGGGACTTAGTGATGATGGCTTCAGCATAAATATAGTTCTCGCCGAAGTGCTTGCTGGTATCATCGCCCTGAAGTTCAGACTCAGCAGCAGTAAAGTCTACATCACCGTGGATTGTGTAGAGATCTTCGTCAGTCCAGATTGGTCTGATGTGAGATTCCTGAATCTTGTCAGCAGCAGTAGCAAGTCTGCCATCACCGATGAGAATAGCTCTTGCGATTTCCTCGTTGAGCAGAGTCTTCATTACTTCATACTCGTAAGCTACGATATCGAAGTCTGTAATATCGATGATGTCGTCTCTGTGCAGGGAATCCTTGACATAAATAGTCTGTGGATCAGTTGTTCTGGATACCAGAGTAGCGTTCTGCATAGCGATCTTCTGCTCGCCCTTAGTCTTGTATCCTTCTGCTCTGAGTCTTATGTCACGAATATCCATCTGACGAGTTCTGATACGGCTGATTGGTGATTTACGTACACCGTTCATTACTGTGGAAACCCAAGTCTGGTCTCTTGTAATGAGTTCCGGAGCACCCGGATAAACATCTTTGTAGTCCGGGAAGAGCTGAGTAATGCCATCGAATCCGTGCTGGAGTTCTTCTTCGGACATACCGCTGCTAATATAATCCTTAAGAGTCGCCTGGAAGCTGCCGTTGTTCTTAGCCTGTCTTACGATTTCTTCCTGATCGGCGTGAGTGAGATAAAGTTCGTTTCTACCCTCGTTGCTTTCAAATACGTTTCTCTTCATAAAGTCTTCTCCTTCTTCGTCAGAGTGTTTAACTTCTTTCTGTCCTTCGTTTTCTAAAAGGCTTCCAATAATCGCATAAACCGCGGTCTTCTGCTTTTCGCTTAAGGTGTTAAATACGTCTTCGACGGTCTCTTCGTCGTCGGATTCTTCGTCTGTTTCGCTCTTATCAGCATGTTCGATTTTGTTGTCGTCAAGCAGAGATCCGATAATTGCATAAACAGCGGTTTTCTGTTTTTCGGTTAAGGTGTCAAATACATCCTTGACCGTTTCTTCTGAATTATCAGCCTTGTCGGCGTGTTCGATATACTCGTCTTCTGTGTCGTCGTTAGCGTGAGCTAACTCAAGGTCAAAGCCAGTATAAATAACTGCAGATTCGCCATCAGTACTATCGTCGCCGTGATACATAACCTCATCAATATAAGCACCGGGATTTGCACCAGCGTGTACAAGGCTTACTTCCCGGATGTTACCGTGAAGAACTTTGCCTCCGTCCTGTCTAAGCTGATTTGCATAAATAGACAGGGATGTAATATCACCATGCTGTACAAGAGCTTTACCAATAACGCCGCTTTCGGTGTCATTAAATGTGCCGAACACTCTTACACCGTCATCAGCGTTCTTAAGCAGGGCGTGTCCTAAAACATCACCCGGCTCGTCATGTCTATGGTTCCAAACAAGAGGAACCGTCATACCATCGTTGTCTTTAAAGGCATCTTTCATGATAGTACGACCATCTGAGCATCGAAGATTATTCCTAGTAGCCCATCCTGTAAAATCGTAAGTCACATTAAACCTCTTTTCTTATACTGTTCAAGAGCACGTGAATCTATTTTCTTGTTCTTACTACTGCCTGAACCTTTTTCTGTTTTTGCGTACTCAGCCAGTATCTTATCGTATTCGTTTTGATACGTTTCTTCGTATGAGCTGTTAATGCCAGCTTTCGCTAATTCGAATACGACTCTTGTAGCCTCACAAGCACCTTTTAGTTTAGCGGCAACCTGTTCGCGCTCGACCTTAGCTGCATCGGACTCTGCCCGGTAATTCTCCCTAAGTTTCTCTTTCTCAGCAGAAACTCGAGCCCGCTCTTCTTTAGAAAGACCCTTGGTAGATATGGACTTTATATGAGCCTGAAGCTGTTTCAAACGGGCACTGATACGCTCTCTGGCTGCCTTTGCTTCTGCTCGGTGATTCTCAATAGACTGCTTTTTGCTCTCATTCGAAGTCTTAAGATCAGCTTTCTTATGCTCGGTAATCTGGTCTTTGGTGTATCGCCAAATCTCTTTACCTTCATCGTTCAACTTAGCAGCAGAACGTCCCCCCTTAAGATGCTTATGCTCCTCATAATACTGGTGCGCCTTTACCGGGTCGTAGTATGGTGAAGCGTAATGTCTTAATCCTCTGCTGTTTAGTACAGCTCGGTAAGCGCCCTCAGAACGAAAGCCATCTCTTTTGCTTTTATCCATTCTCCTCACCTATTTCCTCGCCGACAATCTCGTCGATCTGGGATTCAAGACTGTTCAGAAGATCGTTAATGATCTGATCGTCAGCTGCTGCTACGTCAGGATCTCCAGAAACTTCTCCATTTTGAATTCCTGCAGCAACGCCCTGCTGGTTGAGATTTCTGTTTCTCAAAGCATCTGCATTAGGGTCTTCAGACGGTTTCATACCGATCTTCTGTCTCAGTTCATTTGGAGACATGATTTCGCCTCTGATCATCTTGTCAGAGATCTCGGCAATCTTCTCGATCGGAGCCAGACGGAAAGGATCTCTAAAGAAAGAAATAGACTGCCCCTGAGATCTGGCAGTCTTTGTAAGAAACTTTCTTTTCATTTCATCGGCGAACGCTGAAAGAATCGGTTCAATGGTTCTGTTGTAATAGTTGACCATCGTCTGCTCGTTGGCGGTTCCATCTAAGATCTCTTTCGTTATACCTAACTGGCTGTATAGCATACTCGTTAAATATTCGATTTGACCCATCAGATTATTTTCAACCGCTCTATTGAGCTGTACGATTCTTTCTGTTCCATCGGTGTAAGCAATACCGTATTTGGAATTTGCTAACTGATCCTCAATCATTTGGCGTCTTTCTTCCGCCTGTTTACGTCTGGTTTCAGTCTTTACTACATAAGGAAGCTGAATAATTAAATCAAGTTTTCCAGAATTACTGTCTTCATCCACTCTGTCAAGAAGAGCGAGCTTCTTTACCAGACGCTGAAGAGTCGAGTTCGGTTCGTTGATTACTTCCCATAAAGGATTTTCTACGATTCCGACTGATTCTTTTGTAACTATGATCTCTTCTTTTCGTCCGGTAATGTCGTTATAAGCCTCGACTTTGACATGTCTTGGATACCAGGCTACAACTTTTCCAGCTCGCATTGATTTAATGTTGTATGAGCCGGTGTCGTCTGGATTGGTGTCTGTTTCGACAGGAAGTATTACAACATGACCCTCGTTTAACATTGACATAACCAGATCCTGACGGAAAAGTCTTCCTGTCTGGTCAATATTGGCTTCGTCCATCAGACAGTAATTGAGACTCGATTTAATCGTCTTAATATAGCGTTCGTCTTCGTCAACTTTTATGTGACGCATTTCTATCGACGCACAATCTAAAGCTATTCGATTGAATATGGACGTGATGATAGTTCGCTCAGTCCGTCTCGTCAGCTGTATTCGATCGGGTCGATATGTAGAAACCGGTCCGTGGTACTTTGTATACGCCGTTGGGTCTCTATTCAAAAAAACATTCCAGGCGTTTTTAAGCCTGGAGGTAAGTGTTAATTCCATTTTGAATTATTTCCTTTATCTGACTTATGGCCACATAGATGACATTCTCATAGAAGAAAACGACTCTAATCACCCCAATAACTTCTTAAGCGACACGGCTATCCCGAGGCCGGCCGCAGTAATAGCTAATACATCGCCAGTTGTCTGAAGACCCTGCTCAGCCAACACACGACCTCTCGAAACTTGTGGTGCATTAAACACCTGATTATACTGACGTTCCAGCAACTCTCTGTTGATTGCATCTCGCAATTCTTTATCGCTCTTATCAGACAGATCAAGTCTCGGATTCGATTTATTTCGACCCGGAGCATTTCGCACAAGATTTTGTGTGGCGTTAGTCGCGGTTCTAACATCGTTTACGGTGTTACGGACGTTCTGAAGATTTCTTGGGTTTTCTTCTTCGAACTCCATTGCTCGGTTGTAGCTCTTTTCAAGATTCCTACGACGTGTAAATTCTTTCAGTTCGTCGTCGGTCTTATCCATGGCACCATAACGATTGCGACGTTTCTTACCCTCGGCAGTGAGTGATCCGTCTTTATTCTGAAATCGTCGTACACCCCACTTCTGCCCTAAGATGCCATGATGCTCTAATACTAATTTGTAATCACTCATTTTGAATCACCATTACGATAATAGTTATTAACAATCTCATTATAGGTTAGTTTCGAGTTTGGATGCTCGCTCCTATATTGGCGGACAATTTTGTCGTTATTAACCCGCATCTCTCTACCAGCCAACAAACCGAGTACGGCAGATGAGCCGGTAACAGTAGCCGTGTTTTTAGCAGCTTCTCGAATAGTTTCGGATAGGTACGGACTTTGTCTAACGTCGCTTGCTGTTTTGTTGATATCGGCCTCGGATAATCTATTTACAGATACGTTCTTAACACTCGCGGCATCGAATAATAGGGTTGCAGTTCGAGCATTATACCCGCTAAACTTTCTATCGTTTAAATCACCTATTCCAGAATAGCCTCTTTCGCGAAGAGCCTGTATATACTGTTGTGCGGTTGGTGTTCGAAGATTACCGCCTAAACTATAATTAAACGCTTTATACACATCAGGAGTTATTTTTCCGCGAGCAAGATCTCTTCGTCCGCGTTCAAGAATATCGCCTTGTTTTCCTAAAAGTTGTCGATCACCTATAAAATCTGACAACTCTTTATGGTCTTTAAACGTGTCTGTAAAAACCTTATACGCGTTTCTATCCGAAGCAACTCGCATGGGTTTTACCGCTTTAAATGTCTTTTGATAGACGCCCGGCATTTCCGGCAATGGTCTTGCTTGATCTGGGTGGCTTTTATTCCATTTGTTTATTGCCCAACGCTGCATTTGAACCTGGTTCTTTAAATTAAGCTGTTGGTCCTGTATCTGCTTTCCGTACAAACCCTTATATGTCTTCGCGTCCTTCTTACTAAATGCCGCATAAAACGCATCATGAACACCGGCTGTGTCAGTTGGACTTATACGATATAGTGGTGTGTCCATTTTGATTTTCTTGTCAAGAAACAGGTCTTTATTCTTGTAGCCGACATAAGCAGCGGCTGAAACCACAGCAACACCGCCAACAACCAAAAGGGCTTTTTCGACTTTAGCTCGGTTGATAGCATTTACTCTAGCTTCTTCGTCCGTAAATCCACGTTTCTTATAATGCTCTTCTAAAGACTTAACGTGTTTGCTGGTTCCGTCCGATTTAGATTGTTTACTCGTTGAATCCGATTCTCCAACGCCATACCGTTTCTTTCCAGCAGAAGTTAACGATCCGTCCGAGTTCTGAAAGCGTCTTACACCCCACTTCTGACCTAAGATACCGTGGTGAGCTAACCATTCGTTTCCGGGCTCATATCGTAGAATAATTTCATTCACTTACTGCCTCCTCTAATCAAATGCCTCTCTGTTCTGTTTAAATGCCACATATGCATCCAAAGTGGAGGCTATAGCATCTATCTTCTGATCGCCTCTCTTCTTATACAGTTTCCGATTGCCGTTGGTGTCGACAAGAGTTATGCAGTTTCCCATACAAAACGACACGACCGATTCATCGAAGAACAGCAGTCGATCCTCAGCAAGACTCTTAAGCTCACCAAGTGGCACGGATTCTGTTCGTGCTCCCTGAATGACTTTGACAATTCCAAATGGTCCATTCTCTGTCTCCCAGCGAGCGATAAACTCCTTTGCGTTGTACGGGTCGTAGCCTATAGAAAGAACGCTGTAATCTCGATCGATTATGTGCTGGTCAAGATCCTCGTAGACTTCCATCATGTCAAGAACACTACCCTCAAGAACAATCAGACTGCCTTCTCGTAAGAATTCGTCATACTTGATTCGCATGGCAGGAGGAAGCTTCGACAAAGTCCTGGAAGTAATATAACTTCGGTTCTTAACGCCAAACCCACTGCCACGTATTGGAAACAGAAAGCTGAACGAACAGAAGTCGTCACCTCTCGACAGGTCTATACCAAGTGAACACGGCATACCCCAGTAATCCCTTTTTGGATGTGGCAGGGTTTCTTCGTATGTGAAGTAATACGTGTAGCCCTCCATTGGGATGCCGAACCTCTTGGCCAGCGTGTCGTTTCTTGTGGCAGGTGCTTTCTCAGCCCTTTCCTTCTCAAGCTGGTAAGTCTCGTATGTTACCGTCTTACCGAGATTCGGATTCGCCTTAAGCCACATAGCCGGGTCCTCAACCTCATCAATACTGTCGAGACAGTACCACCAGATAGACACGTGCGGATTGATGTACTCTCCTTTAAGGATGTCTTCCAACTCCATTTTGATTGTGTCGCCGGGTCCGTTTCGAACCGTTCCTTCCGAACTCGTTGCGATAATGAGATAGTCGTCAACCTTGGATGCTCCCTGCTCGATTGCGCCGATTACATCCTCTTTGACATCTCCGGAAAGCCACTCGTCAACGGTTGCGATCTTACACCTGAGTCCCTGCAGCTTGTCCACTGACATTGGACGAATCTCAAGAAGTGAGCCGGTTAGAAAGTTCTCAATTCCCTTCTTAGTTGAGGCTAACTTCATCCGATTAGCTTTCGAGCCAGTCGTGTTTTGCAGTGACCCTTCGGTGAGAAACTTAAACATCGGTCCTCTCGCTCTCGTAATTGCAGTCCTGATTGGAGAAAGAATCTCATCAGCCTGCTTCATGGTCGGAGCGGTCGTGATCTGATGAGTTGTTGACACGTCGACGTTTAGAAAGAAATTCTGTATCGTCGAGCCATACATAGACTTTGCTGCTCCTCGTCCAATGATGAGATACTGCTTGTTGACAAGTCGTTTCTTGATCGACTTTGTCTCGTAATGCCCACCATGATTGTCCGGATCAGATACCCACACGCTTCTGTCTTCGAAGTAGTACCAGCCAAAAACCTGCTCAGCCCAAAGCTTAAAGTTGTCAAGTAGTTTAAGCTCAGTACCATCGGTTAAAGTCAACTCGCTCTCACAGAACTGAATATAACCGTCAATCGCTTTGTCGTCATACCAAACTCCCGGGTTAGCTATAAGATCGTCGATACGATTCATTTCCATGGCGATCTTTCTATTGACCGGAATCTCTCCTCGCATTACAGCGTCACGAAATTGTCCGTAGTATATAGGAGTAGCTGTATTGGACAAAGCCATGCATAACACTCCTTTCTATTTTGAATTGTTCACGCAAACACTAAATCAACTCCCAAATAAACTGTCCAACTTTAGCGAAAGTAAAAGCGTTGTTGGTGTTTATTCCGTTTTTACCGACACTTTGAAGCGCTCTGTTCACGGCGTATGTGCCTCCGACAACTGCGGCCGTACCAGCCGTCGCTTTTATAGCCATAGTTGCCTGTCGTTTAGTGTTTGCTATAGCTCGACTCCTTGCGGCATACTTAGCTGGGGCTTTTCTGGCATTATACCGTTCCACTCCGTATTTGTTCATCATACGGTTATACTGCTTTTGAAGATCTTTATTGTTCGGATCGTCTTTTAAACGCTTCTCGATCTTTTTAGCCTCAGATAAGTATTTTCGAGACATATCTTTGCCGACTTCGTTCTTAACCTGACCTTTTCGATAAGTGGTAACCGGTTTTATGGCTTTCTTATAATCTTTGTTGGCGGACTTGTATTCGGATTTAAGTTGCTTATTCTTTCGGTCTCGTTCATAAGCCATTCGCTTCTCGTTGGCGCGTTTACCAACCTTTATAGCATTCTCTCTATCGTCAGAGCCACTCTTCCACTTCTGAAAACTGTTATCTACTTTAGCGTTTTCGCGTTTGGCTTTATATGACCGAACACCATTAGCAGAATATCTCTTCTGTCCAGCAGCAGTTCTTGTACCGTCAGCGTTCTGGAACCGTCTTACACCCCACTTCTGGCCTAAGATACCATGGTGTTCTAATACTAATTTGTAATCGCTCATTTCAAATTATTTCCTTGGCTTAATATGTTCGGTGCCATACTTCTCAACAATCGCCTGGGCTCTGATATAATTCGAATTATTTTCACGATCCTCGGTCAATATCTTGTTGTATGATTTGTTTAGCACTTTTTCGAACAACTTGTTGTATCCATTGATATACTCGTCATCGTTACCATAATCATGAGCCTTGGCTTTTTCACCAAGCTTCTTCTTGTAGTCGGAATTGTATTTGTCAATCAACCCGTTATTCATTTTGTTGGCTGCGTCATTATACGCCCGAATCTGTCTTCGATAGTCCGTTTTAGCAAGATTTGTTTCTACCCGATCCATCAGTTTGTCGTACTTCTTCTGATACTTTTTCTTACCTTCCGGAGTCAACGATCCGTCTTTATTCTGAAAACGTCTTACACCCCACTTCTGGCCTAAGATACCATGGTGTTCTAATACTAATTTGTAATCGCTCATTACCCTTCTCCTGACTCAATGGCGGCTCTCTCAGCATCGCTCACATATTCGTCAGCTGCCACATTTATCCGCCACTCAAACTCGTTCATTCGTTCCTGTATTGCCTGTGTCGCAAAAGAATTATTCGGAGGGTCGAACAGAAGCTTGACTCGCTTAGACACATACGACTTGATGAACTCGAGGTCGTCTCTGTCAGCATCGATAAAGTCAGACCAAACCGCTGTGTCATCTTCTATTTTGAATCCGCCGGACGGTCCAGCACCAAGCTGTGTCACGACACCAAGAACAGAGTTAATAGTGAGAATTAATTCCTCGTCGAAGTGGTCGTACTCCGGAGCTATTCCGAGATCCTTCTTAACAGACTGTAAAATACTGTCCATTACTTGATCACTCCTTATTCTCTTTCTTCTTTGGTGTCTTCTCTACGGGAGGCATGTCGACTGTAATAAACTTACTCATGCAGTAGCCTTCGATGTCCTCATCCATACGAGGTCTAGTGTTAAACCTCGTGGCACGGATACGATAGAACTTATTGTTGAGTGTGCTTGGATCAATGTCGACCACCATACCTTCGTCAATAATGTTTACTACCGCAGCTCTTGAAGACGGGTTCGCACGAACATTAAGTTTGTCGCAGTTTACCTTACCGGTTACGGGACCCTCTGCTTTCTTACTTGCTATAGACATGTTATGCTCCTTTCTAATGTTTCCACGGACAAGTATCGTTTGGTTTTCTCTCGATCATTTCTTCTTCAGCCTCTACGCCGTAGTGAATCGCGTTGTGTGTTCTGTGAGAGACACAAACTAAATACTCCGGATCAAGAAGAATATCGGTTGAATGAATAATGTCCGACGCAACGATTTGGTTCATGTGATGAATGATGACCCGGTCGTGAATGTCGTAACCTTCCAAAGCAAGATCACAGCCACCGTCTCGTTCAATCACAAAGTTTCGAATCGTTTTCCACTCTTTGGAGGAATAGAACCGCTGATTCAAATATCGCTCGAATCCAAACGTATCTGTTCCAACAGTTCCACGCATTAAAAGATAGTTCAGACGATCTTTGTAATTATCAAACTTTAGAAGTTCTGTGTATGTTCTAATCGTCCCCATCTTCGTCAGCTCCTCGATAAATATTCATCGCCGCTATTGCATTTGCGTAGAGCTCTTCAATCTTGTCAGCTCGTTTAAGCGATGAGGTCTTTGCTTCGAGCAATTCGTTTTCGTGTTTCAACTTTTCTCTTTCGAGGCGAGCTACAGTTGTCCCAAGTTTTAAGTAATGCGTAATAACTTGTGAGGATGCTGTTCCTTCTCGAAGCTGTTTCTCTGCAAGATCAACCGCTAAGGAGATTAGCTGATTCTCTCTTGACTCCGGATTGGAAGCGGGACGAGTAGCTCTTGGAATGTCTTCTTCGGCAGTTTTCTTTCGCCGGCCCACACTTTCATCCCCCTTTCTGTCACTACAAATATAGTTTTGCTTAGATCTTTAACACTTTTACACCATTTAATAAACCCCACGGCACCCGGAAATCCTGTAGTCTGCACGACGAAAGGAGTAAAAACAATCGTGCACAGTATGTAAGTGGTGAACCGCATATCAAAGAGAGGTAGTTTTGAAAACCAACAAGGCAAATAGTGCCGCGGGGTTTATTAAACGCTGCAAAAATTTTGCCGCCGGAGAAAATATAAAG